GCAAGATCGGTTCGAGGGTGGGGAACAGGGTAGCGTCGCGGCGCACCTGATCGGTGGCCCACCGCACCCAGCCCTCGCGTGTCGTCAGGTCGTATCCATCCGAGTCCGCGTTCATCCCCAGTTCGCGAAGGTAGGCATCGGAGTTGACCAGGCCATCAGTGAAAGCGTTGCGCACCTTGTCGATCTGGTCCGGTTCGGCTTCCACGTCGGAGGTGTCGTACCAGACGACCACCTCGGCGCCGTCTGGCAGCATCGGCCGCAGCAGTTCAGTGGTGAGGGCCGCGCAGATGGTTTCCATCTCCGGCGCCGCGTGCCACCGGACCGCTTCCTCCTCGACGCCGTAGAGGCTCCAATGGTTCAGGTCAGCCAGCCCGAGTAGGACTTCGGGCGGCATGTCGAGGGTCATCGCGAGGCGGCCGACCGCTTTCTCCCGCGCGGCTTGCGCCTTGTCGCTGACCTCGCTGTCGAACTTGATGTGCTGGATCTTGTCGATGTGCTCGCCGGCCACCTGGATGATCAGCGGCACCAGGGCCGCCGCGCTCGACGGGTCGCTGATCGCGGTCGACATCGCTTCCTGCAACTGCACCCGCAGCTCGTCAGCGGTGACGAACATATTCGGCATCGGCCCCGCAGGAAGATTCGGTGCGTCCGGATCGGTGGCGCCGGTGGGTGCGGGGCGCTGGGACATCGAGATTTCGTTGGGCAGAACCAGCATCCCGTTACCGGCCTGCCTCGACTTGCCGGCCGCTTCGATGTTCTGCGACATGCGCACGATTTCCCGCAGGATCGGCAGCGCCGCTTTCACCGGGGACCACGCCTGCCACGACCGGCGAGGGTCGGGCCGCCAAATGCGGGAGATCGTGTCGACTTTCGGCACCATCAGGTATTTGGTGCCGTCCTGCAACGTGAGTTCCACGGTTTCGCCGCGGGCTTTCACCTCATCGTTGGACAGGATGTGCCACTGCTCCTCCCCATCCGGGTAGATGATGACCAGCCAGCCTTCGCCTGGGATCATCAGCAGCGGGGCGAGTTTCGACAGCATCTGTGACTGCCCGGTAGCGCCGCCAGCGATCCGGCGCACGATCTCTTGCGCGAGCGCGTTATCGGTGGTGCCGGTAGGTTTCCCTGTGTCGGGGTCGATGTCGGATGCGACCAACCGGAACCGGCTGAGGAGCGCGGTCTTCCACAGCAGCGCGAACGACAGCTCACCGACGAGTTCCAGCATCGACCAGGCTTCGTCCTGCCACTTCCCGGCGTCCCCGGATTGAGGTTTGACGAGTTTGCCCCACTTCGCTGGCGGGACAGCGACCGCGGCGGCGGTGAGCGCGGACAGTCCGGTATCCACCTGCGGCTCGGTGGTGTCCGCGGTGGGCTTGCTGCGCCGCCAAATCATGCTCATCGAGCGGCAAGCTAGTCATCGGGGGTGCAACCAGCCTGGACGCGAGAATGCCCCACTCCCAGGGGGTGAAGAGTGGGGCATCTACCCGCACAGCGGGCGACCACGCCGCTACGGCAGCGGATTCTCGATGGAGGTCTCGGGGGTTTCGGCGAGCAACGCTCGATATCCGTGTGGGCGTTCGTAGGTTGTGCCGGTCGCGAGGTCGTGGATATCCACGAGGTCACCGAGGTCGGGTGGGATACGTCCCCGCAGGTGGGTGATGTCGGGGATCACGACGAGTTCGATCTTGTGGGTGAGGATGTGATCGATCAACGCCTCCGGCTGGTGCAGGGTCGAGGACCTGGTGAGACCGATGTAGTTGTAGCCCAGCCGGGCCGCGATCTGCACGCCCTGCCGGTTGAACCCGGTCAGGGTTTCCATCAGATCCACGCACACGTACCCGATCGCGCGGGGCGGCGGCTCAACATCCACGGTTATCTCCCTCAGCTTCGGCTTCGACCCGTTCCCGGATTCCGTCGACGCTTCGATCCCTCGGAATGCGCTGCGGCCACAACACCATCGCCGCGACGAATACGGCGGTGGCGATGAAACACACGATCAGGAATGCGGTCACGGACTCCTCCTATGGTTCGCGCCCGCCGCCGAGGTCTGCGGCGCTCGGCGGCGGGGCGTCCCTGAACCGTATGAGCTGGGAGGAAACCCGAGGGGTACATTCCGTACCCCCTATATCGGGGATACGCTTGCAGTGACGAGCAATACAGCGGGGAGGCAGATATCGTGCATTCCGAAACAGGGCTGGCGATCGGCCAGCGCATCCAGATTCAGCGCGAACGCGCAGGTATGACACGCCCCGTCCTCGCGGGGCTTATCGGGAAATCCACCGAGTGGGTGAAGGCTGTCGAAAAAGGGCGCCTGCAAACCCCTCGACTCCCCATGCTGCTGCGCATCGCGCAAGCATTGGAGATAGAGGACCTAGTCGAATTGACCGGAGATGACCACTCTGTGCCTGTCGCCGTGTTCGCAGGTGAACGTCACGCCGCCCTCACCCAAGTACAGGCAGCGCTCACAGACTTCCGGACCGCGCCGCGCGACCGGATACCCAGTGCCCAGCATCTAGCCGAGCGTCTACGGCAGGCGTGGCATATCCGGCACTCCAGCCCCGACCACCGCACCCAGTTGGGGACACTGCTACCCGGGTTAATCCGCGACGCACAATCCGCCGCACGCATCACCGGGCCCGACCGCAGGACCGCGCGGAGACTGTTGGCCGGCGTCTACCAGCTGGCTGACTTCTATGTCGCCTACCAGCCTGCACCGGAGTTGGTGTGGATGGTCGCCGACCGCGGCCTGGAACAGGGTTACGAGGCGGATGACCCGTACGTGATCGCCTGCTCAGCGTGGGCGATGGTGCAGGCGCTACGAGAGTCGGGCCGGTGGGAGGAAGCTATCGACCTGTGCCGGGACTCCATCCAACGCCTCTCCCCGTATGTGGGCCGTGACGAAACCGCTGACGACTGGCGCGGGATTGTCGGCGCCCTGGAGGCGGAAGTGGCGTACGTGTATGCGCGGCGCGGCCGGTACGGGAATGCGTGGGCGGCGTGGGAACGCGCCGACGCGTACGCCCGGAAGCTGGGGCCCGCGTATCGGCATGTGCAGACATCGTTTTCGGCGCCAGTGATGTCCGCGCACGCCGTCACCCTCGGTGTCGAGCTGCGGCGGTCAGGGGAGGCGTTGCGGGCCGCGAACGGATTCGACCCGGATCAGATCGTGTCAGTGCCGCGACGCTCCCGGCATTTCATCGAGGTAGCCCGCGCACACTCCCAGCAGGGGGAATCGGTGGCGGCGTTCGCGTTGCTGGCGAAGTCGGAACGCACCGCGCCAGAAACCATCCGATACAACGGGTACGCGCGGGACATGATGATCGACCTGTTGAAGTCGCCGCCGGCGGGGATGCGTCAGGATGTGCGGGAACTCGGTCAACGTGTCGGGGTGTCAGCGTAAACTGGTGGCGCACATCAGGATCTAGTCCTCGCTGTGCTCGTCACGAGAGCCGCCCCGTTCCCCCTCGGGGCGGCTCTCCACGTTTCACAACGCCGATAGCTCCCCGCGGTCGGTGTCTCGGCGGGCGTCGTTGAGGATGTCGGTAGCTTCACGGATCGCGGCCGACAGTTGCCGCAACCGCCACGATGGGATGGGACGCCCTGTGCGCGCGGCCTTCTGCAGTTCGAGTGCAACGCCGCCCAGGGACCTGGCTGCCTGGCCCGCGGGCGTCATATCGGCCATATGGGTGATATAGCACGAGGCACCGACAAACGTTACGAGCCCCACCCAGAATGCCGAGTGGGGCTCGTGGGTAATGCACTTGTTGGAGGGTGCGCGGTCAGTCTATCCGCCGGGTATCAGGCGCAGCTTCGGCCTTGGCGGTGTGGCCTCCCGACCGCCCTCCATCGGCGTCGATCCTGGGCGCGCCCACTGGTAGATCGAATCCCAGTCCGCCGAAAAATACCGGCGCAGAACCCCGCCCGTGTTCGCCGGTGGTATCGGCTTGCCGTTGGCGACCCATTCCGCATGGCGCCGGTCGTAATACGCCTGCACCTCGCCTCCACGATGCCGTGCGCACAGCCCGACATGCATGGACTCTCCCGTGATCGGATCAGAGTCGATCCAGGAGAGCGATGCGACCTTGCCGCACGGGCCCTCTCGCCGAATCATCGGCGCTACGCAGACAGTCCGCCCATGAGGCCGCGGCGCCTCGTATCGGGGGAAGTCGTCGCGGAGGACCGACTTGCCCCAGTACCGGAGGTAGTACGAGGTCTCCTCATGCGCGAGAACAGCAACCTCTTGCACCCAGTTCCGCAGCGTCCGGCGTCCCTGCTCCTTCCGGGTGACGATCACTTCATCGAGAGCGAGCGCGAACAACAGCAGTTCACCGGTGAGGTCTGGATCATTGAGCATTCGGCGGCGGCGTTCGTCTCGCGCCATGATCGCTTTGAGGTCAGAGGTCATGCCGCACCGTCGAGCGCGCCCACAACGGCCAGTAGTTGACGGCCGATCCACTCGGTATATGCCGGCGGGATGGCCTCGCGCAGTTCGTCGCGGATCATCCAGTCGATTCCCATCGCTGCCTTGGCCTGGGGGACGCCGGAGAAGTTGCCCACGACGTGCATGAACTCGCCCGGCTGTGGTGGGCGGCCCATCTTCGTCGTCGGCGCCACATGCTCCGGATGCGGAGGAACTGTGAGCGGGATGTTCGACTCGAACAGCCGATGCCGGTACGTCCGCAGCCCAGGGAACATCGCCCCGCACAACACGATCGGATCGTGCAACGGCGCCCCGGGGACGTTCTCGATCACGTATGGCTTCCCGAACGCCTTGAACAGGCCGCGCACCTCACGGATGTAGTCGCGATGGTCGCGGCCCTGGATACGCTGCGCCTTCGTGTGCGCCTGGCACGGTGGCGACGCAGCGAACGCATCGAACTCGTCCCCGTGCGCAATCAGGTAGGCGAGAGCATCACCCGGATGGAACTTGAAGGGGTACCGCGGTTGGGGTTCGATATCGACGCCGACGACCTCGAACCCCGCCGCGACGTACCCAGCGGACGCGCCACCGGCCTTGCAGAACAGATCGAGCAGCCGCGGCCTCATGCTGATACCGGTTCCGTGGTGCGGGCGCCGGCACCGAGGGCCCATGTCACCAAATCCACCACCTGCTGTGCGTGGGCGCGGCAGGACACTTCGACGGTGACGACACGGCGGGCGACTCCGGGCATGGACAGGGGCGGGTCGTAGAGGTTGACGGACCAGGGTTCGGAGTCGCTGTCGTGGAAGAACGGTCCGGCGAGGAAGTAGCCGTCCGCGGTTTTGCAGGTGCGTCCCATGACCTGGACGAGGGGGTTGATGGTGGCAGCGCAGATGACGTCGTGGGGGTCGATGTCGCCGAGGAGTCGCCGGTAGATGGAGTCGGCGGTTTCGTGGGTTTGGAATGCGGCTTGGTAGCCGTCGTTCCAGTGCTGCCAGGCCGGGTTGTTGTCGGAGGGTTCGTGGTTGAGGTAGTCCATCACTTCGGCGTCGGCGTTGATGACGGCGTGGGCGGCGGCGAGTTGTTCGGGGGTGTAGATGATGGTCATGTCCAGCTCCTCTGGATAGGTGCCAGCTTGTTCTGGCGATGAATAGGGGGTCAGTAGTCGTAGCGGCTGTTGTCGAGCCATTCCCGGATCGCGTCACGCACTTCCTCGGGCAGGTCGGCGGCGCGTGGTGGACGATCGGCGGGCCGGTCCACGATGTTGTCCCAGCGTTGGACCTCGATAGTCCACTTGCCGCAGTTGTCGCCAGGCAGGGACTCGTAGGTGACTTTGGTGGGCATGACGACGGTCATGTTCAGCTCCTCGGGGAGTATCGGGTGGGGAGTCCAGCAGCGCGACGCCACCACGACAGGTGGATAGCGCGCTTCGGCCAGATCAGCGACCGCAGCACCACAGCCGACCACAACAGGATTGTGGCGAGGGCGGGGTGGGCGTGGCTGGCGGCAGCGACTTCGGGGTCGGTGTCCTGGATGTAGTGCAGCTCGGGGGCGAGCATGGAAGCGTTCACCCCGTACCCGCACAGATAGACGGCGAGGGCCGCCCACAGCGGGGTCACAGGTTGCTCCCGTGGCCGGGGGCGCGGCAGTCGGGGCGCTCGCAGTCCGGGCAGTAGATGATGGGGGAGGCTTCGTCACCGCAGTTGGGGCAGAACGCGATCCAGTCCTCACCGATCAGCCACAACGGGATAGCGCAGTTGAGGCAGCGGTGGGTGGGTTCACGGTCGCCGCCGGTGGCGATGAGTCCGGTTGCGCCGTCGAGGGTTTCGCGGCAGATGGTGTGGGGCATTACCGGCCTTCCGGTTCGTGCCAGCTGTTCTGGCGATACGGTCGACTATACCAGCGAACGACTGTATAAACAAGCCTTCTGCTAGCGCGCCTAGCTAGCTTTCCGAATCCCAACGCCCCAACACACCAACCAGATACGAACCCGCCGGCCACAAACCGAACCCCATCCACCACGGCAGATGCGCCACCAACGCGGTCGGGAACGCCAGGGCCAGGCACACCCACCAGCCGAAACACCACGGGCAGTGGACCAGGAAGGTGACCATGGAGCCGGGCCCGTACTGGCGTATAGCGGCGTTGCGGATCGGGTCACCGATCTTGTCCACCACCACGATCCGGGTCAGTCGGGCGGCGGCGAGCACATAGACGGCGAGGGTGAGCAGGGTTGCGAGAGTGCTGTGTGGCATGGCCCGGCACGGTATGCGCTGGGGATGCAGGAAGACGCAGGCTCAGCTGTCGAGCGCTCCCGGGGTGGCATCGGCGTCCACCACTACGGGGCCCTGTACGTGTCGGACGGTTTCGCCGCCTGTGGGGTACAAGCCGTCCGGGACCGTGGTCAGCACCGGCCATGCCTCGACTTCGATTCGCGTAAGGCGGCTTCCTGAGTTGTGGTCTGCCAGGCGTTCGGCGTAGGCGGTCGCAAGTCCGACGGTGTGGAATATGCCGCGCGTAACCCTGTTGTCGCCGTCACCCTCGTCCTCTATGACGGCGTAGACGGTCTGGTTGTTGGCCATGGTGTAAGTCTCTCGCAATCGATGAAGGCCCGCCCCGAACAATGCGGGGCGGGTCTCGCGGTGGAGTGCAATCACTGAGCCTCGGCAGCTTCCTGGTCGGCGTCGCAGCCGGGGCAGGAATCGGTCAGGTAGTAATCGTGCGGGCACAACGTCACCGAGGCGAGCCGCCGACCGCGACCGCTGATGAAGTAGTCGGGATACGCCCGGATGTCATCCTTGACGATCGGTCGGGCCAGGACCTCGGCGGGCGGTGCGGGGATCGTCTTGTGCCGCTCGAAGTTCGCGCGCACTTCGCCGATGGTCCAGTCGCCGAGCGGCACGTTGCAGGTGACGCACTGGGCTCGGACGCGGGTGCGTCCGAACAGGATGCCTGGCCGTGTGATGAGCACGCAATCGTCGTTCAGGCGTGTGGCCAGGCGGGTGATGTCATCCTGATTGGGAGTGGGTTCGGTCATGTCCGGCCTTCCGGTTGATGCCAGCTGATCTGGCGATAACGTCGACTATACCAGCACGGGACTGTACCGTCAATGGATGCCATCAGGCATTTGGCCCCAGCTGCCAGGGTTGCGGGACGCCACAGTCTGCCCACCACCCGCCAGCTCGTCATACACGATCGTTCCGCCAGCCACCCGATCCGGTTGGTGTTGGCCCTCGAACCAGCGGATAGCGTGCGCCTCCATCGTCGCCAACCGATGCTGCACCACCCGCGCCCGACCATTCGACGTAGCGTGACGGAACCCTGTCGACCGGATCAGCGCGTTACCCTGCCGCTTCCACGGCCGAATATGGAACGGGCGAGATGCCGGTACCGGGATGTTGTCGACATAGCCGCCGTTCGTGGCGGCTTCAGTGGCGAGGTCTTCATACGCGCGTTTCAGCAGCCGATCGTAAGCGACCGCAGCGGAATAGGCTTCGTACACCAGATCGGTGGCGCCGGTTTTCAGTGCGAGCAGGCAGGCGCGGCGCGGCCATTCGGCTGAGGAGTATTGGCCGGACCAGTCATCGGTGAGGACCACTATCCCGTCAGCGGTGAGACCGCCGGCGATGATGCCCGCTTCGTCGCCTTGCCCTGTTTCGGCGGGGTCGACACCAACGATCCGCCGATAGAACGGGGGGACTGTTTCGAGGCGGTAGGTGTCGAACCAGGCGGCGTTGAACAGTCCACCATCGGCGGGGGTGGGGGAGCCTTGGTACATGCTGGACCAGACGCGGGCGGGTTTGGTGGCGCGGATGTGTTCCCAGTCGGTTCGGCCGCGCGGGTTCTCCAAATGCACGCCAGGCGCGCGGCCGAGGGAGTCGAGGACGCCGTGTTCGGCGATGGCGGGGAAGTTGAGGACCCGCCACCGTCCGGGTTCCTGTTCCATCAGGTAGGCGTGCGCGTCCTGCTCATTCCAACGCGTGCCGATCATGATGCAGGGCGCGTCCGGGCCGAGGCGTTGAGATGCGACGGTGTCCCACCACAGATTCACCCGCCGGCGTTCGGCAGGGGAATCGGCAGCCAGCATGCCTGCATAGAGGTCATCGAGGATCATGCAATCGGCTGGCCGGCCAGGCAGTGCGGTGCCTACGCCCGCTGCGAGGATGCCGCCGCGGTGCCCCGACAGTTGCCAGCGTGCGCCTGCCGACTTGTCGCCGATACCCAACCCGAGGCGGTCGGGCAGCGGGTGGCCAGTCATCGCGTCGCGGGCGCCGGTGCCGAACGTGCGGAGGATGGTGCGGATCTGCTCCGAATGGGTGCGGGCCAGGTCCTCGGAATGGGTGGCGACGATGATCCGCCAATCCGGATGCAACTGGAGCGCCCGCACCGCCCCCCACACCGCGGTCCGTAGCGACTTCCCGGTCTGGGATGGTTTGGAGATCATCAGACGCGCAGCCGGGGTGGAGAACGCCCACTCCAGCGCGTCATCGATCATGCGGAGGTCGGCGGTTTGCACGGTGGTGGGGTCGAGTGCTTGCGCGAGAGAGCCGGCGGATGGGTAGGTGCGGGCGATCTGGACCCTGGTGAGGTTTTGTCGCGCCCACGCGGTGAACGCGGCTCGCTCACCGGGCGGTAGCTTCGCCGCCCGCGCCCACACATCAGTCATAGGTCAGCCCTGCGCCCACTCAGGCCGGTAATCCGGGTGATCAGACCACACTGCGGCGATATCGCGGTACATCAGATCGTCCGTGTACGCCCCGGTCTCTCGGCCGATGTAGCCGAGGTCGCTGGCGCGGTCACGCTCGTACTCCCCAACCTCCTTGGCGTGTCCCAGCATGGCGCGGAGCATGGCGCATTGCTGGAGTACGCGGGCGGGATCGTGGCGCGCCATATGGTGCGCCCACCCCAGCGGGACGACTTTCCCGATGAGTTCCGGGCGATCTTCCGACGTCCACAGGTTCCAGCCGTCGACTTGCCAGCGGTCGGCGCCGGGCGCACTGGTCCGGCCCGCCTGGCGGGCAATTGTCTCGTCCTCGTCCAGGCGGGCGCGGATGAAGTCCACTATGTTCACGGTTCAGCCCTCATTCCAGTTCTCGGCCACGTGCTCCTCGAGGTGGGCTTGCGCGAGCCGATCCATCTCGACCAAACCCCGCAAACGAGTAGCGCCCAACACCTTGTCGTGCCGCCATTCCATCGGCAGCAGCCAGTCACACCCGGCGTGCGGGCAGCCCTTCGCGGAGTGCACATACTCGCCTGGCTGTAGGGGTGCGTCGAGGTCGCCAAAACCGTGGCGGACCATGTCTGCGGCGGCCTGGTTGATGTAGTCGTGGAGGTCGGCCACAGGTCAGCCCTCCCGTCGATCCACGACGAAATTGCCATCCTCGAGCAGTCCGAGGTACGCCCGGATTTCGGGGGCGTCAGCCGAGACCGGCGGGGTGTCGGGGAACTCGATACGGCCCATGTCACTGCGCCACCCGGACCACTGCCTGCCGTGCTCGTCGGTGAACTCCATACGCTCGATATCGGACATCACTCACCCTCAGTTGTCGAACCAGAACACGATGCGGGTCGCCGCTTGCTCGCCGAGCAACCTCAGCCGGTCCAGCTCGGCGAAGTACGCGTCCCCCAGGAACTCCCGGTACGTCAACGCATCGGGTGAGGGCGGCTGACAAGCCGCGTCGTAGTCGAATCCCGTCAGCTCCTTCAGCGACAGCCACGACACGCTGTGCCCATCCGAACCCCACGCCTCCACCTGGGCGCGCACCTGGTCCGACACGTCATCCGGTAGGCCGCGAGGTTCCGCGATCGGCTGAATGTCGGTGTAGTTGCGCACGCCAGCGAGCCACGCGAACAGGTTGTAGTTCCGGAAGTCGAACAGCTCGAAGTGCGGCACCGACTCCCAGCGGCCGGACGGCGTCTGGCACTCGATGGTGGTGTGGATGTCGCAACCCATCAGCCCTCCCCGTACGGATCGTTTCGGGACTTGCTGTCGATCCTGTCGAAACAGGTCGGGCACATCTGCCCACCTCGGCCTACATGACCCTCACGGCATATCTGACACAACCGAGGCGGGATCTCCACCAGCTCGCCACCGGTGACCTTCCAACAGTCACGGGTACCGTCCGGGTGGTCGACGGTGAGGATGTGGCCGTTGAGTCCGTCCAGGGGTGGGCGGTCGGTGAAGGTGTCGCGTTGGACCCAGTCGACAGACCAGGTAGCCCATGGGTGTGCGGTATCGGCCATCAGTTGTCCTTGTCGTCTCGCGTCAGCGTCTCGCCTCCGAGCGCGTTGCTGATGGCTGCATTCAGGTCAGCCAAGCGAGCCTCTGCGGCGGCCACCTCGTCCTTAAGCCTCTCGTTGGTCAGCGCCAGGCGCGTCTGTTCGCTACGAAGTTTCTGCGTCTCTGATCGGAGCTCAGCCTGGCTCAACTGTTCGATGTCGAGATAGGCGTCACTGCTCCAATCGACCGTTCTGGCACGAATCGGCGTGAACACCAACTGATCATCGGAGACGACCAGGACGAAACCGCGATCGTCCGTCAGCTCGTCGATCGCGGCACACAATTGGCGCTTCATATCGTCACGAAGACTCATCAGTCGTCCTTGTCGTCTTCCGGAAACACGGGTTCTATCCGCGGGTCACGCCGCATCCCCTCCGCCACAATCCGCTGCCACCACCTGTTCGGAGGCAACTCGTCCTTCCGGGTACGCCACACCCGAACTCGAACCTTGTCCCCGCCCTCGGGCACGGTCGCCATGAACTCGGCCACTTCACGATCGAACCGTTCGAACAGGGCCTCGATCTCCGCCCAAATACCTGTCGGGATCGGGTCGCGCCCGGATTCCCACGACTGGTACGTGTTCGGGCGGACACCCAGCATTTCCGCCATATCCACCTGCTCCAGGCCCAAGTATCGGCGGGATGCGGTCAATCGGCCGGCGCGTCCGTGTTCGCGTGCGGTGGGCATAGACTCCCTTTCGTCCAGCACGGCCGCTGCTCGACCGTGCTGGGCACCATGATCACACGCTCTGCGGAGTGATCGTGGGGTGAGGGAGCGGCGTGGGGTCACGCGGCGATCCGGGTGGGCATGTCCACGCGGTCAGCGGTGTCCGCCAGGTGGGGGTGGACGAACCGCAGGTAGTTGCGGCACACCTTCACCGTGATGGTCTCGAACTCGTCGGTGTTCGCGGACATGAGCAGGGTGTTGATGTAGTCGCCTGCGATGCCACCGGCCAGGGTGCGGTCGGTGGTGAGGTAGCAGCCCTCTTCCCAGTCGTAGGTGTCCCACTGGACCTCGACAGCGCCGGGCTGTCCGGTCTCCTCGCACATGGCGTTGTCCCAACCGGTGTTGGTTACCTCGATGCGGATGCGCTCATCGGCTTGGATGCCCAGCGCTTCGGCGATCGCGGCGGCGGGGGTGGCGATGAAAGTGGTCATGTCCGGCTCCTCCGGTGTTGTGCCAGCTGGTCTGGCGATACGGTCGACTATACATGCGAGTGATGGTGTTGTAAAGCGAAACAGCCGCCCAACCATGATCGGTTGAGCGGCTGCCTGGGGGTTACGCTTCGCCCCAGTCGTAGCCCCGCTGGTACGCCTCATCTGCGACATCCTCGGGGACTCCGACACGTTCGGCGGTGGCGAAGGCTCGTTCGATCGCGGCCACCGTGTCCGGGGTGTCGGGGTAACCGTCTTCGGCTTCCTTCCGGGCCAGGCTGCCGATGCTGACCAGCGCGGAAATGGCGGCATCGAGGGTGGTTGCGGGGGCGGGGGTGATGGTGAGCATGTCCGGCCTTCCGGTTGATGCCAGCTGTTCTGGCGATACGCACACTATACCAGCAAGCGACTGTACCGTCTAGTGAATGCGTCGGGCCGGCATCACCCCGACGTGTGCCAGACGCACGGCCAATCCGGCACCCGATCCCGCATCTCCCGCAACACCCCGAGGAAGCCGTCATAGTTGCCCCAGCCGTTCGGCGGGTTCATGGCCCGAAACCGGTCCGGGTCAGCCTCCAGGCCCTCGATGATCCTGCCCAGGAACGCGGCGCCCGCCTTGCCCTCCATGCCGTCGAGGATTCGCCACCAGGACTGCCCGGTGTCGTCGTCGGGATGGATGACCGAGTTCGCCATGTCGTTGGTGTTGTGGGTGTAGTCCCACCAGCCCTCTTGGTGGCCGCGGTCATCGATCAGAGTTGCGTCCCAGCTCATCGGTTGGCCACCTCATTGGGTTCCAGGCAGAAGAACAGCACGCTCGTTCGGACCCGTGGGGTACCGACCTGGTTCGTCGCATCCGCGAATAGGGCTTCGTACATCTGCTGGCGGGTACGCCCATCTGCTGGTGTTGTTCCTGTGAATGTGACGATGATTTGGCCGCTCGGCGCCGACCACTGCAGGGTCAACACGTAATGCATGTCGCTCATCAGTTCCCCTTCTCCCTCCAGGGCTTACGCAGCTGGAATATCCCCAACGATCGACGCTCGTCCGGCGGCCAGCCCCCTGCCACTGCTGGGCCGTTCGCGGGGGCGGCCTGTTCTTCGGCTGTCTCCTCCGCCTCTTCCTCGGCCACGGATCGTTTGGCGGCGCATGTCGAGCAGTACAGGACGTCTCCGTCCGGGTTCACCCAGTCGGAGCCCTCCGCTTCAGCCAGCGCGCCGAGTCTGTCGGTCCAGGCGGCGTAGTCCGACCCCTCATCGAACGGGGTTATGCCGCAGTCGTCGCACACCGCGGCGTACATGGTCACTTCGCGAATCATTGGTTCACCTCGGTAGGCCAGAACTGCATCAACGTGTACCGCTCCGCCCGCTGACGGAACCACGACCAACGCAACCGCACACGTACCAACTCCCAACCCGCCCCACGCGACTCCACCATCAGCAGGTCGCCCGGTTTCACGCCGGGAAGCATGTGGATGGTGAGGTGGAGTTCGCCGGCGGTGATGTGGGGGATGGGGTCGCTGTCGCCGTTGGGTTGGAGGGCGTGGAGTTGGCGGTCGGGGGACACCAACACCATCTGATCCGCGATCACTGGTCGGCCTCCTCGGGCTCCCACAGCACGGTGGCAGGGAGGTCGTTATCGGAAAGCATCCGCAGGCCCTCCAGGTTCGTCATGTACGCGCCGCGGCCGTGTTCCGAGTGAGTGCCGATAATCGCTGCGTAGCCGAGCCGAGTTCGAAGCATCGTCTCGTCGGGAAGCGTGGACAGGTCGGCGATGCTCTCGATGACGCGGGGCGGTGGACGCCAACCCTCCATCTGGTCGAGAACATCGGCAGCTTCGGCCAGACAGTCAGCGGGCCAGTGATGTTCGGACTTGCGGGCGGCGGCCGACGCCTGGCGCCACCGGTCCTGCAAAGACTCCCCGCCAGGTACGGCGTGTTCGGCGAGCCGTTGCGCCTGCCGGTAGGTGGTGAGCATGTCCAGCAGTTCCGGGCTGGCGAGAATCGAGGCAGCGGCCATCTTGCTCGTGAATGGCATGCAGGTGTCGCGCTCGATGATCTCGGCGAGCTGGTCGCGGGGTTCGTTACTGGACATCGGGTTTGGTCTCGCTTTCGGGTCGGGGGTTCACGATGTCGCCGATACGGGCACGCACGTAGTCGGCGGCAGCGGCTTTGTCGTCGTAGCCCACTTCCAGCCAGTGACGCTCTTTGTCGATGCCAGCCTGGAATGCGGCTATGACGTTGGCGAGCTTCTGCTGTTCGAGCTGCTGCCGCTGCACCTCCACCTGGGCGCGGATCTGATCACTGACATGCACCAGCGCCAAGACGGCCGCGCCCTGCACCGTGGCGGCAGCGAGTCCGACATCGGCGACGTTCAGGCGGTTGATGTCGCCCATGGCTTTGGTGACCCCGGCGGTGATGGTCAGGGCGAGGTCGCGGAGCGATTTCGGCGCCTCATCGGATTCGGTCACGGTTGTTCCTTCGGTCAGAGGTACGGGAGGTGGCCGAGCCGAGGCCCGTGGCCCGGCCACCGAACCCAGCGCCCCCGATTCCGGCGGAGGCACTGGAGGGTTTCATGGATCAGGACGCGGCAGCAGCCTCGGCCTCAGCACGCTTGCGGGCGACGACGGCCAGGCGGGCGTTGCGGTAGTTCTCCCGCTTCCGCTCGTCCTTCGCCTTCCGCTCCGCCAGGTCCTTCTCGAACCGCAACCGCTCCAACTGGTCCCGCGCGGCTTCATCCACCTCGTCCTGCGTCAGCTTCGGGCGCTTCAACCAGTCCTTACGCGGTTCGGCATGGGCGGCCATCCGCCACGGATGGAAGACTCCGACTCCGGTAGCGGCGGCGTAGAACCGTTGCCCAGCGATCTCGTACGACCGGACTACGGCGGTGGTCTGCCGCAGCATCTTCGCCGCGGACCGGGACACCGGATACCAGTACCCGAACTCGACGGGCTGGGGGAGCTGGTCGGACGGGAATTCGGGAAGGCTCAACCGTTCCCGCATCGCGGCGGGGATGGGGCGGTGACTGTAGAACTCGGGCCGGGTGCCGTTGTTGAGGTCGGTCGCGATGCCCTTGGCCGTGACCGGGTTCGGGGAGGGGATGTAGATGAACGGGTTGGCGGCGGGGATGGTGGCCCACCGCCACATGTCGGTGGTCGTCCACGGGATGCTGACAGCCTGTTTGGGGATCACAGTGCCACCGCCAGGGAGAACAGGGTCACGGCGACGATCCAGGTGACGACGGTGGCGGCGAGTCCGACAGCGACCGCGAGCGGCAGGACGAAGATCACGGTGAACAGCGACAGGCCCATCAGGAGCAGGGGGATTTCGACGCTGATGCGAGCCCGCGCTACGGTGAATCGGTTGGGGTGTTTGATGTGCATTCCGGCTCTTTTCCGGTTGGTGACGGCTGTTCCGTCGATGTGGGTAACGATACCAGCGGGTGACTGTGTTGTCACGTGTTCCGGCGATATTCCGGCCACCCGATCTGGCAACCGATCAGCGACCCGCGACGCCGGTCGGTCTCAGGGGCGCGTCCGGGAGATAATCTCCGCAGGTCGCACCCAAACGCCCGTCCGCCGAACTCCACCCCAAACCACACCACAGCAACCCGCCAGCATCACTCCGGGGCCGAATCCACCACCTCACCCTCCACCACATCCCCAGCCGAACCATCCAGCAGCGCCATCGCCTCCGCCTTCAACCGCTCCAACTCACCCACATCCGCACCGAAATGCACCGACACATCCGGCCCCTCCAGATGATGCAACTTCGACAACCTCGTCAACGCCCTATCCGCCGAGTTCAACCCCTTGATCAGCACATCAGGGTCGCCCGTCTCCACGAACATCTGCTCACCCCGCTCCACCAGCCGATACGCCTTCACCCACAACGCCTCCGCCCGCGCGATCATCCGCGGTCGAGCCACCTCGGCGCCGGCGTTGTCCGCCCGCTGCAGTACCGCGTTCACGGCCGCCCGGACACTGGACTCGCCGGAATACCCGACCTCGTCCGCGATCTCGGCATAGGTGAGACCACCCTGCACCACCAGATCCAGGCATCTCTGCTGCTTGACCTGCACCTCTTCCGGGACTTTGCCGCCCGCCTTCCCGGTCTTAGCCATTCGCATCACCCGTGAGCGCAGAGGAACCGGCGTCCAAGAAGCGTTCCATCCGCTGCACCGCTTCCTGCGGACTGTGGCCGTCCCACTCGGCTGCGACGTCGCGTGCTGGCACCTGGAAGCGGCCCCAATCGGCCATCTCGTAGTGGTTGGAGACCTGCCCGGTGGGGAGTTGCGCGTAGACGACGAACCAGCCACCGCCGAAGCACAATTCATTATCGGAGTGCCGGAGACTCTTGTGGACGTCGTACATGCCCAGGCGTGCCCATTCGTTGAACAGCAGGGCGTTGTACAGCATCCGGTAGTGGTAGAGCTCGGTGAAGGTGTGGAAGCCGTCGGAGGTGTCCGGGCTGACCATGCAACGGCGGGCGATCTCCTGTTTCAGTTCGGCCAGTTTGCCTTTCCCGAAGTCGGCGCCGGTGGAGGTCTCCCACCATCCGGTGTCGCTCTCGCATTCGTCCTTGTCGATGCCGCGGAGTAGGTCGTCCACCCAGGACAGATCGGGCTCAGACATCAGGACTCCCCGATGGTTGCGTAGAGGCCGCGGCCGAGCAGGGCGGCTATCACGATCACCCACAACCACTGGGCGGCCATCACAGCTCGTCCTCGATGGATTCGGGCAGGTGGGCTTCGAACATGTCCACCACTTCTCTCGTGGACATTCCGGCGCGGCTACCTACCTCGAGGAGGGCGGCGGCCATCGTGATCACCATGGCGGTGTCATCCACGCCGGAGCGGTGCGCGGTGACGGCGCGGTGCAGCTGCTCGATGGGCAGGTCCAGGTCATCGACATGCCGGATGATGCTCTGGATGTGCGGGGCGGCGACGTTGGCGTGTTTGCAGAAGTGGCGGGGGTTCCACCAGAAGTCCTGGATGAGGGTCAGGAGTATCCAGAAGGCGGCGAAGCTGAGGGCGCCGAGGAAGCTGTCCCAGTTCATCGGTTGCTCCGTTCCTGCTGCCACCGGGTGAATGCTTGGTCCCGCTCCGCCTGGTCGGATGACTCCATACCGAGGGTGTGGAGGGACATGGACTGCTCACGAGCCAGGTAGCCGGCCGCGAACGCTTCGTCTTGCCGTGCCTGCGCGGCCATCCGGGCGCGTTGGCCTGTCCATGGCAGGTGGAGACCATCGTCGGAGTGGCGGGGTACGAAGTGGACGTGCAGGTGCGCGATCGTCTGGGTGGCGGCCATGCCGCTGGAGGTGATCAGGTTGTACGCCTCGCCCGGTTCGGCGTACCGTGCGGCGGCCTCCATGCTGGCGCCCAGAGGGAAGGGCGACGGGTGCTCGGCATGTTCGGCGGGCAGGAACAGCATGTGCCCGGGAGTGACTGGGTTGAGCGGCCGGAAGCGGACCACATCCCGGCGGTACGTGAGTTCGTATTCGCCGTGGCTGATGCGGTCACAGAACGGGCACTGAGGGGAGCTCACAGCAGGCCCTCCATCGTCGTCCGGACGGTCTCGGCCTGCTCCGGTCCTCCGACGTAGTTGACGGGGGCGGTGACGATGCGCTGTGCGTTCGGCGACAGGGTTTCCACGGCCTGCTGGAACTGGTCGAACGCCTCCAGTTCCTCGCCCGCGGTGGGTTCGGGTGCGCCGATGCGGGCGCGGGTGCTGGTGTACTCGATGTTCAGGGGCCGGGCCTGTACGTATACGGCGTCGATGCGTCCCTCGTGGATGTGGACTTCGACCAGTGCGCGGTCCGGGTTGTCTGCTTCGATCCCGAGCAGGCGCATCGCTTCGGCGAAGTCGGTGGAGGGGATTCTGTTGGTGTTGCTGCCCATGGCGGGGACGGTATGACGGAGGGGTGCAGGATTCGGATGCTCTGTTGCCGCGGTCATTTCTCGCTCGACCCGCCCATGTCGTCGCGCCCGAGCTGCTGGGGCGTGTACTGATCTCTGGGGGTGTGGCGTTGCGCATCACTGAGGTGGAGGCGTACGAGGGTGGGGATGATCCTGCGTCGCATGGGTGGCGGGGTAGGACGGCCCGTAACGCCACGATGTTCGGGCCTGCTGGGCATTTGTACGTGTATTGGGTGTACGGGATGCATCACGCCGCGAACATTGTGTGTGGTGGAGACGGTGAGTCTCATGCGGTGCTGGTGCGAGCTGGGGAGATCGTGGCCGGGGGTGTGGAGGCGGCGGGTCGGCGTGCTGCTGCGCGGTCGGTGAGGGAGTTGGCGCAGGGGCCTGGGCGGCTCGCTGGCGCGCTGGGGATCACTCGGGCCGTTGATGGGGTGGACCTCTGCGACTCGGGCTCGACCGTGCGTCTGGTTCGCGGCACCGCGGTGGGGGTGGATCGAGTGGAGAGTGGTCCCCGTGTTGGTGTGTCGCGTGCGCATGATGTTCCTTGGCGGTTCTGGATAGCGGATGATCCGACAGTCAGCCGATACCGCCGGCATGTGCCGCGCAGCCGGTGATGCCCCGGGGAGCCGCCCCAGCCGGAAGCGGGAAGTTATCCATGCAGCTGAGGCGGCCGTGCCCGGACGGGCACGATTGAGGGGGCACCTCAGCCGAGGAGAAGCCACAGGGCCCACGCGAACAGGGCCATGGTCGACAACCACATGATCACGCCGGGCCACGGGTTGTTGGGCTTCGGTTCGGGCGGGCGTTGTTCCAGCATGGATCAGTCCTTGGGTTGGGGTTTCAGGGTTCCGATGCAGTCGCGCAGCATCGCCACCACCGCGCCATCGAGCCGATACCGGGCGCCGCTGGCGCTGGCTACGTACCAGGTGGCGTTGTCGGTGTACGGGCCTTCGTCGCGGTAGTAGTCGATCTCGATACGGCCACCGTCGGGGAAGCGGTGGATGTGCTGTGCGTGGAGGCCAGGCATGTCGGGGTCGAGTCCGCCAGCGGTGAACCGGATCATGCCGTCGCCCATGTCGAACAGGTTGGCCGGAATCTCGGCCGGATCGCCTGCGGCGCTGGGGTCCTCGGTCATTCGGTGGGCCTATCGTCATCCAACTCGGCGGGCAGGTGGTAGTGGTCACTTGAGCCGCTGTCGGGTGCGCCGTCCGACCAGCCGATGCTGAATCCCCCAGCCGCAACGAATCGGTGGCGTTCGGTATCCAGGTGGGCGAGGTCGGTGCGCCCGCATTCCCATTCGACGCCGGAGCGGTACAGCACGCACTCATCCAGCGCGAGTGTCGCCCGGACCGGCGTCCGACCGGGCGCGATCAGGCCACCACGGTCGTACGGCGGTTCGATACCCAGCTCGGCGCGGTACGCGGATTCCGACATGACCCCCGCTTCCCATGCCCGGTTCATGCGGTCGCAGAACCGCTGCACGCGCGCGATCGTGCGGCGGAAGCGGCGGCGGCCGGCCCGATCGTTCATGTCCGGGAAGTGGACAACGTTCCGGGGACGCTGGCGGCTCATTCCGAAGCCTTTCCGGTGAACATGCGGCCGATGGCGAGGATCTGATTGACCAGAGGCCGGGCGCCCTGGATCAGGGCGGTACCGGCTGCGTTCACCTCGGCGGCGAGCTGGTCCATTATCTGACCGATCGCCGGCTCGGGCGGGCGGGGGATCTGACCTCGGCTCACGGATGCACCTCCCGCAGTGCGTGATCCATGGCTTCGCGCCAGGTGTCGAACGATGTCATGAACGGGCTGCGATACACGACCCGCCTGGACGCGTCGTGCTGGGTGATGGACACATGCCAGGCCCGGCAGGTGCCGAGTTTCAGCACCTCGTCGTGGAAGCCGCGGTGAGCGCGCCACACCCGGCAGCGGGTATAGACGGGATGGTTCATCCGTACACCTCGATGGTGAGGATGGGGGTGGTGTAGACGGGCCCGTACCCCTCCAGGCTGATGATCGGGTGATGCAACCAGGCGGTCAGGCAGTGCATGAAGTCTCCTTGGGGATTCGGGTGATGACGGTGGGTAGAGGTCGGGGACGGATGCGGCGGTAGGCGCGGACACCGGGCGCGGGTTGGGCTCCGTGGTGGAGGCAGGCGGGGCAGATGTCGCCGGTGTGTGAGCGGGTGACGAACCAGCCGCAGCGTTGGAAGACAGCGAGTGCGTCGGGGGTGTCGTCGGGGGCTTGGGCGGTGTTGCGGCAGTGGGGTTGGTCGCAGGCGATCTGCCACTTCTCCCGCCTCACAGCGTGTCCCCATTGGTGGGGGTGGTCTTCTCGTCGGTGGTGATGTATCCCCGTGCCTGGAAAATGTCGAGGACAAGACGCCGGAACCGCTCCCACCGCGCCACCTTCGCATCCAGTTGGCGATGCCAGTCCGCGTGCACCTCCGGACGGATCACGTACACGCCGCACGGCTCGCAGACCGACGACACCGGCGGTAGTCCCATCGGTGGGGACACCTGGGAAGGCTGCGGAGGGAGCGGGCGCCGGCGGGTGATCCGGCCCAAATTCGGCATGTTCACCGGAGCGGTCCCTTCTGCTGTCCGGTCCATGGCAGGGTCAGGCCATCGCCCTGCCGCCGCGGCACGTAATGCACATGGATGTGGGGGATGGTCTGGGTGGCGGCCGGGCCGCTGGAGGTGATCAGGTTGAAGTCCTCGCCCTGTTCGCCGCCGTACTGCTCGGCATACGACATCGCGCCCCGCATCGCCTCTGGGTTCGGGTGCTCGGCGTGCCAGATCGGGACGAACAGCACATGCCCGGGAGTGACCGGGTTCAACGGTTCGAACCTGACCACCGAGGCGTGGTACTCGTAGTCGAATTCGTCGGCGTCGATGCGTCGGCAGAACGGACAATCCGGGTCCAGGTCGTCATTCATTGGCGGCTTCCTCGGGTATGTGCAGGATGGTCGCTACGCCTTGGCGGGCCACCTGGGATGACGTCCACAGCAGGTACAGATCCATTGCCCGCCACAGCGCGCCCTTCGAGTTCCGTTGCTTGTGGCAGGCGACTCCGTTCACCAGGATCAGCGAGCCGAGCGGCAACGCCCGGAGTTCTTCGGCGGTCTCGATGCGGCGGGGTGGCGGGCACCAGCCCTCGGCGATGATCGCGGCGGCGGCGTCCTCCAGGTCCTCCCGGTCGTTGTCGATCAGCTGCGGATCGGCCGCGCGCTGGATGATGTCGGCGAGCTGGTCGCGCAGATCAGGCATCGCTGACCTTCCGCAGTGCGTACACGGCCACCCCCGGCAGAGCCGGACGCCGATACTCCGCCCTCTCCACAGCCTGACCACGAGTCGGATACGCCACATGCTCCAACCCGCACACACGGTCCTGATCGTTCAGGAAACCGGTCACATACCCGGCAGGGAACGGTTGGGAGGCTTCGAGTTTGATCGGCTCGGCGTGCGGTACCGGCTCCGAACTGCCCACGTCGCCGCGGGAGTGACATGGCCCCACCTCGTGCTCGCTGAGGACGCATGGGCCGTCGTCGGTCAGCTTGCCGCATTTCAGGTGGAAGATGTTTCGCACGACACCAAGCAGGTTCGCCCACGTGTCCGCGATGGAGTTGCGCTCCATGTAGCCGTCGAACTCCTCGACAGGACAGCCCAATGCCATCCAGAGATCGAGAGCGAATCCAATCTGCACCGAGAGGGCCACGCGTCGGCTCTGCTCCTCCAGCTCCGCGATACGGGCTCGGGCGTCGATCAGTTCGGCCGCCATCGATCGCTCGTTCGCGTTGGTGCACACATACTCGTCGTCGCGGAGCTGCCGCAGGCGCGCGTCCGTGAGCGGTTCGGGTGTCTGGTCAGTCACGGTAGGGCTCCTCGTATGTTCCGTGTACGACCATCCGCAACTCCTCGATGGCGACATGAAGCCCTTCGGCGAGGCCGTACTCACCGGCGGCGCGATGCTCGGACTCCTCGGCCGCCCACTTTTCGAACAAGTCAGTGACCCTGCTGATGGTCTGGATTGCGGCGTGGAGAGCGTCTTGTTCGATCGCCCGGCCGGACTCCAGGCTGGTGATGCGGGCACGGGTGGCGGCCAGCTGGTCGTCACGTTCGGAGACGAGAGTCTGGGTCCCCCAGAGCTGCCCGGTGAGGACGTTGCGGTCGGCCCCCATGCAGTCGAGTGCTCGGCGGATGTAGTCACGCTCGGCAGCGAACCAGGCGGCCCACCGGCACGCCTCGCCGAAACGCTTGAGTGGTGGCTCAGGTGATTCCAACTCGGCGATACGAGCGCGGGCGGCTTCGAGCTGATCGAGCAGTTTCAGCACACCAGCAGGACTGCCCGCTGCCAGCGACCAATCCAAATACTGGCCCTTGACCACGTCGCTGAGGTCGTTGACCGAGTCGCGGGCTACCTCGGTGACCCTGCGCCACTCGGCGAGCTGTTCGTCCGTGAACTGCTCGGATGCTTGATCAGGCATTGGTCTGCACTTCCGTGAGGATCGGCCAGTCCACCGTGGCATCCGGATGGCCTGGTTGAGGGATGGTGCCGTGATGCCGCCCTGCGTGACCGTTCGGCAGCTCGCACCAGACGGTGCGGCCAGGATCGTTGACCAGCACGCCCGTGGTCGAGGTTGTGGCTTGGCAGCGGACAGCGGCGACCGCTTGATCGCAGCCGTATTCGTCGCGGGCCCGGTAGCCCGCCTCGTAACCCGTCCGATACAGACCGAACGCATACGACAAACACACGACAGTCGCCCCACCAACCACGATGTGCGGCCACGAAGTAGTGATCAGCAACAACACCGGGACACCGAACAACACCACCAGGAGAGCGGTGCCGGCGTAGCGGACGAAGACACCGGATTCGCGGCGCATCATGACGCCTCCCGCTTCGCAGCGCGCAGGCAGGCAGCACACTCGGCGCGACCACCGACTATGTGCCACTGCGCGGACCACGTGTAGGCGCGTGCCCGACCACAGACCGCTGCGACCTCCTCGCGGCGCCCGAACCCGCTGTGCTGACCCTTCTCGATGACCAGCGGGACCAGGTGCAGGACGCGACCGTCGTGCGTTCCGGCCCAGGTGTGACCTTCACGCTCCGGACGCGGCTCCACTCCCCACTTCGGGGTGTGAGCGCAGTTGTCGGCGATCCGGGTGTCCGAGTTCCGCTTGATCTGCACGGTGTAACCGGCCTTCTCGTCGCGGCGGCGGACCGCCTTCGATCCGAAGAAACCTTCTCGTGCTTCCTCTTCCGAACTTGTGTATCGGCAGGTAGCCCAAGCGCATTCGCACCCACAGGGGGCGATGAGTACCCAGGTGCATTCCTTGGCCGGGACAGGTTGTCCGTCGACTTCGAAATAAGTAGTGACAGCCATTGCGATCAGCCCTCGGCCGGGATGAGGGTGACGTCGTCCAACTTGATGTATCGGACGTCGGGGCCGATGGTGACGTAGTCGTTGCCGGTGATGAAGTCGTTCGCGATCCAACCCGGATCGCCCGGTTCGGCGCCGATACGCGACGTCGTTTCCCAGTAGCCGCCGAAGCTGTTGCGGGGGATGGCCTGATAGGTGCCGGGCGCGATCTGCTCGGGGACCTTCCAACGTCCATTGGTGGACAGCGGGTTCGCGGGCGGGGAAGTGTGGCGGATCGCGGGCTGCTCGGCGCGGGCGGGGACGAGGCCCGCGGTGGTGGACAGGCTGGCGGGGGAGCTGAGGTTGTTGTCGGGGTCGCAGGCGGTGACACCGAGAGCGAGGACAGCGGCGGCGATAACGGGGATGGCGCGGCGCAGGATGCGCATAGTCAATTGCCTTTCGGAGATCTCGGGACGTGCGGGGCAGCAGGGGCCCATCGCGGGGTTAGGAGTTGGCTTCGGTGTCGATCCGGGCGGCGTCCTGCACCATCACGATCGCGGCGCGAACGTCGTCGTTGCTGATCGCGTCGTCGCCCTTGTTGACGAGGATGTGTTCGAGGATCTGGTCGGTGTCGCAGGTGTAGGGGAGGTTGGTGTTCCAGTCCTCGTCCTCCACCGCGAAGCCGATGCCGATGGTCAGGAACTTGGGGAACCCGACAACGGCCTGGCGGTCGCTGAGCTTCACGCGATACGCCCAGTACGACTCATCGACTGCGGGCGTGATCAGCACCGGCCCGACTTGCTTCGTCTCGTTGTCCTGGTTGCGGCGTTCGAGCACGAGATCGGTCATCAGTAGTTCGCTTTCTGGTCGTTGTCGTGGGGGTCGCACCAGGTGGTGACTTCGCCTGTGCCGCCGCAGAACCGGCAGCCCTCACCGCGGCAGTGCTCGCACAAGCCCCAGTGCTGGATACGGGCGGGCATCAGCGGGCCGAGTTGCGGAAAGCGTCGGAGACGATCGCCATCAGATGGTTGGCGCGGGCCACGATCGCCTCGGCGTCGGCTTCCGCGATGTCGCTCAGACCGGGCCGACGCCAGGCAGCCGACGATTCGAACCGGGTCGCGAGGTGGTCGGTCACCAGGTGCCGGGCGAGCATGTCGATGGTCGCGACACGATCGTGCGCCATTGCGTGGGTGACGTATGCGCCGATATCGGCGGTGGGTGAACTCAATTCCGGCTCCTATCCGGGTGATGCCAGCTGATCTGGCGATGGCTTGAATATACCTGCGTTCGCAGGTGCGGTCAAACAGTGCGGCGTGTCGCCGAAATATCGACGTTCACACCGCTTTCACGCTGACAACTCGTCGCGACCATCGTCCATGCTTACGCTCGTATCCGGTCGGTACCGCACCACGTGCCGTTTGCTGATGCCGAGCCGCACCGCTATCTGTTCGATGGACAGGCCGGCAGCGGTGAGGCGCGCGACTTCCTCCCGGCGGACGTCGGCGCGCTCCCGGAACCCGTTGCCCTTCGCTACACCGGACGGTTTCACGATCACGGTCGGATCATCGATGTCGTGGCCTTCCCAATCCAGCGGGGGAGCCCACCCGTGCTTGCGTGCACGGTTGCGGGCCTGCGTGCTGGACTGGCCTTTCGGGGCTGGGGTGGCGGACAACTGTTCGTACAGGTCGTGGATGGCCGACCAGGTGTCCCAGTTGATGTGCCTGCGCGGCGGGGCGGGGGCGGCGATTTTCGTGATCACCGCGGCGGTCAACGGGCAGCGCAGGGACAGGACATGCCAGGACCAGCCGAGGGCGTGGAGCGCGCGCAGGCGACGTACGGCGCCGATAGCGGATACGACTTGTTGGCGGGGGTTGGGGTGCCAGTCGACGGCGCGGATGGCGGTGGCTTGCCGGATGCGGGTGGTGTCCCATTTCCCGGTGCTGATGTTGAGCACGCAGTGGTAGCGGACCCCGGCGTCGCGGGCGATGGAGGACATGGGGAGCTGGTGGTCGACCAGGTATTGGATGTGTTCCCGGATCGGGGTGGAGTCGACGTAACCGGGCATCCCGGCGAACCGGGTTTTCATCTCGTATTTGGCGTGTTTGCGGCCTTTCGGGGTGGCGTACTGCGATTTCACGGCAGCGGACGGGGTGGCGATTCTCAATGGCACTTCGGATTCTCCGGTGGTCAGAACAGGGGCAGGGTGTCGATGTGGGCGAGGGGCCGGCGCCGGGTGCGGGGTGGGTGGACGACGATCACCGAGGGGGGACAGGGCTGGTCGGCGAGTCGCCGCATTTCGGCCAACTGTCCGATGAGCCGGTTTTCGGAGTCGCGGAGCCGGTCGCGGTCCGCCATGAGCTGGTTCATGGCGTCGGGGGTGACGCGGGAGGCACGAACCTTGCTCTCCGCCTTCTCCACTGCCGCCTCGGCGGCCAGCAACTGGGTGGTGAGGACGGCTACGGGTTCGGTGCGGGCCATTTGGATGGTGCGGCGGGACACATGGAGCCATGCGGCGATGGTGTCGGTGGTGTGACCGCGGTGGGTGAGGTGAGCGACCAGCCATGCCCGGTCGCTGGCGGGGAGTTTCACGCCCTGGACACGCCCAGCTATCGCGGCGTCGATCAAGCATTCATCCGGGTTCCAACGGGGCTGGTGCATGGGCAGGACGGTCACGGTCACCTCCGGGTAGCGGTTACGGGGGCTGTACGGGCCATGGCCGGGCCAGAAAGGTCCGGCGGAGGGGTGGCGCTGTATCGGCGCGGCTTCGACGCGAGAGCGGCACGTACCTTGGCGGCGCCGCGGCGCGCGGTCTCCGCTGCGTGCGGGTCGTGGAGGCACTTCACCGCGGGAGCGCTGAATCCGTCGTCGTCGCACATGCCGCACGCGGCGATCTCGTCGGCTTCGGCGCGGTGCTTCGCGGCCAGCTGTTCACGTTCGGCGGCGGCGCGGGCGTGGGCGGCGCGTTCCTCCCATGCTTTGCGTTCCAACCGGTTCGCCTTGCATCGACCGCACGCGACATCACCGGGATTGCCGGGATGGTCCGGGCACCACGGAGCCGGAGCCTCGTCGGTGGTTTCGATCGGATCTGCAGCGAGGGGGGTGGGGTTATCCACAGGCTCGGCGAGCGGCAAGTGAGGTACCCCGGAAACGCAACCCCCCTCTAGTTCAACTTGGTCTAGTTCCCCTGGGTTTAGTTTGAGGGACAAATCTGTCCCCCGGGGGGAGACAGATTTGTCGCCACCCCGGGGGACAGATTTGTCTCCCCCTTCACTCGGGGCCACGTCAGAAGGGGCGACAGATTTGTCCCCCCCTCCCACAAACGAAGCCGGCGGAAGGGACCGCAGGGTGTACAGCGAGCTCGTCTGCTCTGGATGGGTAGCGGACTTCTCGAACGAATACGACGGATTCGAGCCCGCGCTCTTCCACCGCAGACGCACCGTCACCGCACCCGCGGCCACGAGGTCCCGCATCGCACGATCCAGTGTCTTCACGCTCCACCGGCACTCCTCGGCCAGCGTCTTCCGTTTACACCAGGACGTGCCAGAGGCGTTGTCGGCGTGCTGGCGCAGCACCACATACAGGCGCAGGGCACGGTCAGTGATCAACTCGCACTGCGTCACCCACAGCGGAATCATCGTGAATCGCACATCGACGGAGATGCCGATCTCGTCGTCGTGGGTGTGGCTCATTTCCGGCTCCAATCCGGTTGGTGCCAGCTGACTGGCGATGACTTGATGATATGGGCACAGCAGCGAGGGGACCGCGCAAACACGGCCCCCTCTCCTCAGATGGCGGGCTCAACTTCGAGCAACCCACCAACGTCGTCCAATAGGACCCAACGACCCCACAACCACACCGGGGTCTCCTGCGACGTCTGACCGTGACGCAGCCAGAACCCGAGCAGATGCGCGGCCTTCGGGTTCGCTTCCACCCAGCCATGACAGCCGGTCGTCCCGGAACCGTGGAGCGCCAACAGATTCGATGGGTCCCAGCGACCTCCCTGGGACCGCTTACGCCTGTGGTGAACCGTGTAGCCGGGATGGCCGCAACGCTCACACCGGCCGCCACAGCGTTCCGCGATGATCGCGCGGGCCTGCCGCTCGGTCGTCATCGCGCACCCGCATATCTGCGCATCAGGCGGCGCACTTCCCGATCCGACAGAGTGACCAACGGGTCGTACACCGACAGCACACGAGCCGACGCACAGCCCCACGAGGGCGCCGGGTCATGCGTCCCGGTCCGATCCGTCAACTCCCCGATGGGCTCCACCACGTACAGGCCGCCGCGCGGATACCCGGCCGCATAGATCCGGGCGTAGTCACGGTCGGTCGTGACATACACCAGTCCCGGATCGTTGTCGTCGGTGGCGAGAGGTTCACCGCGGCGGCGCGCTTCGCACGTCGGACAGCCGTCAACCAGGTGCCGGCCATCGCTATCGGGGCGGGGTTCGATGATGTCGCCCGGTTTCAGGTCGGGCGCGCCACCATGCCAATACCGTTCCATCAGAACTCACCCCGCCCCGCCACCTTGTACGCCTCGCGGGTCGACGCTCCGACCGACTGCCAAGCGCGGAGCTCGCTTTCGAGCGCCTTCGCCAGACGATCGGCATACCGATATGCCACCTCGGCGATATCCCGAGCCCGACGTTGGTCCTTGGTCGCCAGGACAGCCCGCGACTTCTTCGTGTGCGCGGGACCGTCGCAGTTGTCGGACGCCTCGTGAAACGCCCACTCATACTCACGATCCGCCTCGAGGAATGCGTCGTACCGGTCGGCGCACACCTTGACCGATGCGGCGATCCGATTCGCTACGTCGTGGATCGCACGCTCGATCTGCACCGGCGAGAACGCCTCGGTGTTCTCACTCATAGGCGATGGCCGCCATCTCGCGGTCGTACTCCGCCTGATAGTCGTCGCCGTGGTCGGTCTCGTCGTTGCCGAGGGAGACCTGCTTCTCCACGCCGTCCTGCACATCGACCGGCGGCGTGGCCGCTGAGGCGGCAGGCATCACCAATGTGCCCCGGACCAGCGCCGACAACTGCCCCTTGTTGTAGAGCGACAGCCCGAACTGATCACCCAGGTTGATCGCGGTCCGCTTCTTCGCCAACGAGATCGAAGACTTGTACGCGAGATCGTGCGCGTCGCCGCGGGTTTGGTTCTGCGCCGTCGCTGTCGAACCATCCTCGTAGTGCGCCAACTCGTTGCCGTCAGCATCACGGATGGTGAGCCGGACCAGCGCCCGGTAGCAGACATCCCACCGGCCAGTCGGGCGGTCGCCATTCATGCGCGGGTCCTCGAACACGAGGCTCACGTTCAGGACCTCGACGTCGAACGAGCAGAACCCGAACACCCGGATCAGGTGCGCGGTCACGTCCTGCTGCGAAACGTGGGAGTGGCCCTTGCCGTCCTCCAGGACGCGGTTCTCGTTGATCGGCCGGAGCAGCTGATCGACCTGCCGCGCGGTCAGTTTCGCCACGCTCACGCCTCCAGCTCACGCAGAACCGGCGACGCAGCGATCATCGACGCAATCACCGTCCGCGCGTTCTTCGCCGGCGTCACCGTCAACGTCGGAGTAGCGAGACGGCGTTGCGTGCCCGGAACATCCTCGGACGCGGCGCGATCCAGGGCGCGTTCCTTCAACGTCGCCGGGACCGACGAATGCACCGTCACCAGGTGAGGTGCGTGCTCCCGGAGAACGTCGATCACCTCATCGTTATCGGGATCGATCTCGGTCCACACCTCGATCTTGTCGGGCCAGGTTGCGCGGCAATACTGTTCGAACACCTCCCGATCGGTGACGTAGGCGACCGGGTCCGGGTTCGACATGGTGGCGGTACCGAGGGTGAGGGTTTCGTCCTGCGGGTTGAACGCGGTCACCTTGGAGCCGCGTTCGAGGCGGGTTTTCAGTTCGGCCCGGTGCGCGTCGTTCTGCTCCTTCACCCACTTGGTGAGGGCGGCGAGGGCAGCCGCGCGGGCGGCCAGAGTTTGGGTGTCCATTTCCTCGAGGGGGTTACTCACGGCGCGCTCCTGATCGGTTATGGTGGACATGGCGATTGATTCCCTTTCGTTTGTTGGTTGGGGCCCGCACCTGGTTGAGTCAGGTGCGGGTTTCGTCTTTTTGGGGGTCATTGCAGTTCGGGGTCTGGCGGCCAGACGATCTCCGAGGACCGCTGGATTACCGCTGTCGCGCCGTAGCTTTCGAGGAGTCGTTGCAAGCGACGCGCCGACGCGCGTGACCTCCACTCGCGCTCGGTGCTCGGCCAGAAGAACGACGACCCGGTGTCACGGCCGTACAGCGCAACCCACCTCGGGTGCGGGTCCCAGCCTTCCGGCTCCCAATCCGGGTTGATCTCCATCAGGTCAGGGCAATACGAGGTCGGCCTCAATGCGCCCTCGGGGTACTTCGCGATACGGACGCGATAGAGGTAGTGCTTCACGCGCCCAGCTCTTTCATGTCGTCGTCGGTGATCAGCACCAGGCCGGTGGAGTGCTGGTTGACCGGAAGCCCCTCGGCCGCCAACGCATCCCGCAGGGCGATCTCCATTTGCGGGCGGACACGGGGCACGAACCGACGACGGCCGCCGTAGGTCCCCTGGTCGTGGGCGTAGAAGTAGGCTCGCCCCTTCGCGGTCGGCTTGCGATGGTCGTAGCCGTCAGCGGTGCTGCCGTCCGGCCGCACGCGGGTGTTGTGCTGGTTGATCAGGTATCCGTGGTCGTAGAGGTGCTTCTCGAAATCGGTCTTGCGGACCGATGAGAAGTACTTCTTCCCGAACGTGGTGGGGTCGATACCGTCGCCGCCCTCGATCGCGGCCCGGTGCTTCTGCTCGGCGGCGAGCCGCTTCTCAGCCTTGTCGGCCCGGATGCGTTCGCCGCGAGCGATCTCGACCGCCTTGGCGACTCGCGCCGACTCGGCCTCGATGACAGCCAGCGGGTCGGACATGTCGATCGCTTCGGCCGCCTCGGCCTCGCGGGTGCGGATCGCGAAATACGCCTGTGCCGCAGCGACTTGCGGCTTACGCGGGTCGCCGTTCATCGCGACGAGGTAGGCGGCGAATCGGGACAGGTGAACGTCTTCGCGCGGCTTCGTGCCCCCGTGGAGATTTTCCCGGAGCCGGGAAAATCCCTGATCGCGCCCTTGGTTGCGTGCGGTGACTTCCGCGCGGTCGATCGCGTCCGCGAACCGCTCCCACTTGTCGTACCCAAGGCGTGGTTGAAGATCGCGGGCGGACCAGTATTCGGAGCCGTCCGGACGGGTGCGTCGGATCGCGTCAAACGGCGATGCGGAGTGAGGGATCAGAGTATTGCTCACGCTGCCTCACCCCGCTGTCGCCGGATGACCGGGAGCAGTGCCCCCCGGATGATGGCCTTCTGACGGTCGGAGAGTGGTGGGGCTGCAGCCACCAACTCCTCGATCCGCTTCGCCATGTTGGCTTCGCTCTTCGCGGACCGGCGTGCGCTCATACCGCATCACCTGCCGCTGCCTCGTCATCGGGGAGTAGATCGGCGGCTCGGACGCCGAGTACTCGCGCGATGGCGATTAGCTGGGCTGCTTTGATATCGCGCCTGCCGTTTTCGAGTCGGAAGATCGTCGCGGAGCTGAGGCCGGCGCGCGAAGCCAGCTCCTCTTGCGTGATCCTGAGCCTTGCCCTTGCTGCGCGTAGCTCGTCAGCGAGCTTCGCCCTGCCCTTGCCTTCCATGCGGAAAATTCAACCAGCCAATTGGATGGCCGTCAAGTCTGAACGGCTGGCTGTTTGCTGGCACGGCATGGGAATACGCTCGTTTGCCAAACCTCCGTACAGGCGACACAATTGGCCGCATGGACGGTACAGACATCCAGGCCGACGAAACGTTGGTCGACAAGGCTCACCGCGCGATATCGGATCATTTACGTGCGGAGCGAGCGCGGGCGAGCTTGACGCAAGCTCAGCTCGCGGAGAAGAGTGGACTGGCTGAGATCACTATCTACCGGCTCGAGAAGAACCAGCGAAAGATGACGCTTACCCAGCTTTTCGCGATAGCTGAGGCACTCGGGGTCAAGCCGGGCGACTTTCTGGATTCAGCACAGTCCCATATGTGACAGCAGGCGACTCGGTTCGAGACCGAGGCGCATTGCCACGGCAACAACATCGGCTGCCGCCATGTACCGCGCACAGGCGCGCGTGGACTCGGGATCGCCGGGCGCGGGCGTGAGCGCAGGCAGTGGTTGCAGCCGTTGTGTCAGTCCAGTGTTACTGCGAAGCGTTTCGTTCGACATGAGCCCTCCGCCTCGTGCAATCGTCCCGCAATCGAACATACATTCGAACGATGTCGATTGGAAGGACCCTCGCAAAGATGTGGCAGCCGCTGGTCTAGACCACCGAGCAGTCGGATCGACTTGCCCAGGCTCATGGTGTGAAACGCCATCGGTGCTGGATGGCATCTTGTGCCCCCTCGCGCTGGGGCAAGATCGCCGATCTTGCTGTTTACCAAAAGTTTTCAAATCGATAATACGAGCGCGTGACAGGTATTTGCCGGAGAATCGTCCCATCTTCCGGATTCGTTACCGAAGGCAACAGCCAGCAACGGCCAACCCTCGACAGCGACCTGTAACGACTCCCCCTGTCGCCCCGATCCATTCGGCAACCCAACCCAACACCGAACGGAGCACACTGTGAAATACGCAGGGGGAGTGGCTGTTGCCCTCATCGCCGCAGCAGCCGTCGCCGGATGCTCATCCGACGACAACACCACCGCCCACGCCGACACCAGCATCGGCACCCCAGCCAAGGCGCCGGCCACCGCCGCGCCCATCCCGGTCACCATCGGTCAGCCGTTCCTGATCAGCAGTTCCAAGGGCACAACCGGACTGGTCACCGTCGACAAGATCGAGCTCAACCCGACCTGCACCACCAAGTTCGGTCCGGTCACCCCGCCAAAAGGCACCAACGTAGCCGTCGAACTGGACGTGCAAACCAACGCGATCCCACCCAGCACCTACATCACCGAAAACTGGTTCCAGGAACTCACCCCCGACGGCTACACCAAACGCCTGCCGATGGCCGACAACCTTTGCATCGCCGACCGCGAAGACATGGGCACCCCCTACCAGCCGAACTCGAAGTATCACGGCTGGGTACTGCTCGATGTCTCCAATACCGCGTCCTCCCTGCTGATGTCGGACATCTACGACGGCCGCCCGGTCCCCGAGGTGCATCGCATCCCGATCAGCTGAGCCAGTCGATGTGGATGTCGTCCGGCTGAAACTCCGCGCCCTTGCGTGTCGGCCGGATGACGATCCGCATCAGCGCGGCCACCATCTCCCGCTGCCGATCCAACCCCGCAGCATCGAACGCGGCCTGTACATCGTCGGCGCCGATCACCCCCTCGAAGATCCTGGCCTTCTGCGAATCCGCCATCCGCGCCTCAATCTCCGCCAACTCCGTCGTCAGGCGTTTCGCCGTCTTCAACGCGAACGAAGCCATCATCTGATCGTCCTGCGTGAACTCCGCTTCCAGTGCTTCCAGCTTCCCGCGCAGCACAGCCGCTTTCGCACTCAACTCCCCAACCCCCTCCCGATCCCGGTCCACCAGCAGTTCTTTCGCGTCCGGCCGCGACAGGCGACCCACCACCAGGCCCGTAACGAACTTGTCCACCATCACCTGATTCCGGCCGATCCCATGACATTCACGGCAGATGTACATGGTCGACTTCCATGCCGTCTGCCCAGACCCCAACGTCGTCCCGTCATCGCACTTGCCGCACAACGCCAACCCCGACAACAGGTACTTCCGGCCACCGCTGCCCGGCCGCCGCCGCTCCGGATCAGCCCGGATCGCGCACACAGCCCTCCACGTCTCCTCATCCACCAACGCCGGCCAATCGCCCTTACGCACGATCTCCCCGTTGTAGGCGAGCAGCCCAGCCAATTTCGGGTTCACCATGTACTGGGACACGGTCGGCCCCCGCCACTGATTCCCCACCGTGGTCGTCAAACCGGCGAGGTTCCATGCCTGCGCGATCGAACCGAACGACGAGCCTGCCAGGAACCGTTCGAACCCCTCCCGCGCCGCGGGCGCCTCTACCGGGTGGGGTTGCATGTCCTCGGTGTAGCCGAACAGTCGGCGGTTTCCCCACGGCTTCCCCGCCTCCGCGCGCTGCCGGTGAGATGCTTTCTGCCGCGCCGACTTCTGATCCATCTCCGCCCGCGCCACCGCGCCTTTGATACGTGCGTACAACCGACCATTGTGAGTAGCGAGGTCGATCTCACCGGTGACGGTGACGAGCATCAGCCCCTTCCGGTCCGCGAGATCGATGAACGTCTCCAACTCGGCCGGATGCCGGTGCAGCCGGTCCAGGTCCCACGCCACTACCGCGCCGATCTTCCCTTCCTGGATATCGGTGATCAGCTGTTGATACGCGGGCCGTGTGCCCTTCATCGCGGACCGGTCGTTGTCGATGTATTCGGTGGCGTCCCAACCGTGCTCGTCGCACTTCTCCCGGCATGGGCCGCGCTGGCGAGAGATGGCGAGCATGTTGCCTTCACGGTCGAGGGACTGGCGGAGGTAGATGGCTGCGTGCATCCCCCGAGGCTACCCGATATACGTTCTCCAGTAATGAGTTACGGCATGTAGATGACCGAAGCACGTATATGGGTTGCGCTGGGGACATGCGAAAGGCCGCGACCCGCACCCAGCGGACCGCGGCCCTCGCCCAGCTGTCAGCCGACCAGAGCGGTCAGAACAGCGATGAGAACGACGCCCACGACATGGGCGACGGTCCCCCACGGCACCGCGGAAGCGGCAGCCGAAAGACTCGCGATCATAATTGCTCTCCTTCTATTTCTCGTGTTTCCGAGGACTTGGCGTGATGCGCCGCGAAACTCGATTCAGCGTTCGCGTACAGGCTGAGCAGAATCACCCAGATAATCGAGTCCTTCCACCACAGGACCGAAGGAACCGCCAACAGAATCCACACCCACCCGAGAATGCGGTGACGATTGTCGGCGATCCACATCAGCGCGGGCTGATGCCGAAGACACGCAGCAGGCATTGCACTGCGGCGAACCAGGCGGCATCCAGGCGGTCGATCACCATGGCCTCGCCATGTGGAGCAGCCACTGAATCAGCTGATACGCCAGCCACGGATTGACAATCACTTACCCGATACTTTTCGGATAAGCGCCGCGATCCCATCGCGCATCGTCAGTTCCTCGCCCTTCGAATTCTGGCCCAGCGAAGAATCCGCACTCCAATCGGGATGCTTCGGGCCGAGCTGTTCGAAAATGTAATTCAGCTTCGCCCGATCCTCGTCGGTGAATGCCATATCGTCGTCCTCTCCGTTCGCCGACCACTGCCCGTAATCGGCTGTCGTTGCCTTGTTGATGTCGCACTGGACCCCGCCGACCCAGGCGTATCCGGTGTTGTTCAGCTGCAGCAGCTGCGCGCGGCTATCGACGTTGCCGCCCGACCACGCCTCCGCCTGCCACCCCCACCGCGCCGTCCCGTTGTCCAGGCAGCGCTTCACCACCCAATAGCCGCCGTACACGCCGACGTTGTCCTCGCCGATCACGGTGGCGGCGCCGCGGAGGTAGTCGTCTATCGCGCGTTGCTGAGACTCGAATGCATCCCAGTCCGCGGAGAAGTAGATCGGCCGATCCCGCTGGCCGCCGCACCGAAGCACCTGCGCGAGGGCGGCGTTGGCGTCGTCCACGCCTGCTTGCCAGCCCTCCAACATGCGGTCCGCGTAGGTTTCCCAGTTCGACACGATCTCCACCCCGGCAGCGCGGAGCCGGTCGGCCTCGTCGGGGGTAAGTAGCTTGCCGGGCAGGTTCGGTCCGCCATCGGACAGGTAGCGGACAACGAACTCGTATCCGGCGGCCCGGATCGCGGCAGGGTCCGGGCGGCCACCGGCATAGTCCAGGCCGAGCGGGTACGACATACGTGTTCCTCCAGGTTCGAGTGCGCCGTTCAGCCACGGCAGCGGGGGAAGGCGGTCCGAGCCGGGCGGCACCCACACCGACCGGTGCACCTCGAAATGCAGGTGCGGGGCAACATTTCCGTTCGTCGCGGGATTGGGGTTGATGTGTCCGATCTGCTGCCCGGCCGCCACCCGGTCACCCACCGCAACCTCGCGCACGATGTGCCCATACACGGTGGTGCCGGCCCCGGCCTCGGTGGGATGGTCGATGACGACCCACCCGGCGGGATCGGGGCCACCGAAACCAGCCGCGGGCCCGGCGTAGACGACTTGGCCGGCCTGCGCCGCGTACACAGGTAGGCCGCCGCTGCCGCCGTTCTTGCCGAAGTCCACGCCCCAGTGGAAGCCTTCGGGGCGTTGGCCGAATCCGCTGGTGACTACCCGGCCCGAGCCGAGAGGCCAATAGCGTTCGCTCATGGCGCGCACGGTAGGCGGTGGGGGTGCAACCCTCGCGCGCGTACGCGGGTACGCGCACGAACGCGCGGCACTATCCGCGACGCTGCTGGTGCCGGGTAGTGACCTACGCAGCATTGATGCCAGCTAACTACCCGTACGCGAGCATGTATGATCATGGCGTACGAAAGGAATCCAGCCGTGACCATCCGCTACCTCAACGCCCGCGAGTTCGCCGAGCGCATCGGCGTAGGCCGCAACACCCTGTGGCAGTACAAGCTGCCGCCGCCGGACGCGATGATCGGTGACCGGAAAGGCTGGCTCCCGCAGACGATCGATGCATGGCAGGAACGCCGCCCCGGCCACCGCACCAAGCAGGCGGACGAGAACTGGCACCTCCCTCCGGAGGTAGCAGCCACGCTGGTGCCCGCTACTCGCCCGCCATCGCGGCGAAAGCGTCAAACGACGCCAACTCATCCTCCGGAGCAAAGCCAGCCGGAATAACCTTCAACTCGCCCGACCGCGTATCGATGGTCTCTTCCCGGTACATTTCCCGGTTGAACTCGGCCAATTCCTTCTCGCCCATATTCTCGGTCCACAACACCTCCACGAAATCCAGCACCGCGTGCATATCCGGCAGTTGCCGTAGTGGATCGGGAATTCCGGACTTGATGAATTGGCCTCGGACTACGCGCCAATTACGCGCCGCGAATTGCGCTAGGGCCGCGACGGCTCGATAGGGCGGGCCGTGTCCAGGGTGGCGATTTTCTCGATCACCCGGCCGAAGTCATCGACCGTGAAATTGTCGTCCGGGTTCATCATCCGTTCCAGCATCCGCTGATAGCTCAACGGCGAAATGTGGCGCTGCACGAACAGCGTCATCATCTGGACTTTGATTTCGTCGGGCGTGTACTTCGAGGCCGCCATCGAAAACGCCTGCAACGCGGCCGGTTGCGGTTTCCGCACCTGGATCAGCTCACCGTCGAGTTCAACGGTGGCGTGCTTCCACTTCGGGATCGGCTTCCCGAACCCGTCGAGGATCACCTCACCGGTGTCGATGTCGACCTCGTACTCCTCACCATCGGAATCCACGACAGCCGGGGTGTACGGGCGCGGTGTCTCGGTGCGCACGGGGGAGGGCTCGCCGGTGGGCTGGATGATCTGCGGCTGATCCTCCTGGAAACGCCGCTGACGGATCAGCGCCTTCTCGGCCTCCAGCTCCGCCTTCTCGCGCTCGAGCTGTGCGCGGTCGGCCTCGATGCTGTTCACCTGGCCGTTCAGGTCGGCCATCCCGCTGGGGGGTTCGATGTTCGTCATGGTGTCCTCCATCCGTTACTGCTGCCCTGGGGTACAGGCGCGCACGGTAGGGGGCAGGGGTGCAGAACTCCCGCCATCAAGATTCGGGCCCCAGACTTGAAACTGAGGGCTCTACTTTCAAGACTGTTTGTGAGTACACTCTGCGGTGGGCGGGTTGATCGCCGCCTGCTCGGGTTGAGGATTACCGGCGGAAGCGCGCATCCAAAACAGCGAGAACCACATCCCACGGGAGTAGCTACCCAGTTGGGCGAGGGGAGGCCCCTCTAGTGGTCGGCCTGGCAGCGCAGTTTAGAGGACCGCATTCGTGGCGCCTCGCATATCGGGTTCGACTCCCGACACCTCAGACCCGAGGCCGATGGCTGTTCCTCGGCGCGACCTCGTGAGAAAACTCGGTTAAGTCCGGGCCGCGAGTGCCGGGTTCGATTCCCGGGCAGCCACTACAGGTTTACCCCCGGGTCAGGCTCCACCCTGATCACCGCGAACTTTCAGTGGTGCATGCGGTCCACGTACTCGTCTGCGGGACACTGCGATCGGTGCCCGGGGTACGGCCAGCTTACGGGATGGCGGGCACGCTGAACAGGTCCAACCGGACGGGCCCGACCTTGCCGAGCCGGGACGGTATCGGGTCACCCCATGCGGTGGTGTACCAGTCGATACCCCACGCCGACGTGTACCACGACACCTCCACCTTGGCCTTCATCTGCTGCCCCGGGGCGAGGGTGGCGATATCGCCGATCGGGACCGAGTTGGTGGGTTGCCGGTCCTCCAGCAGGAAATAGATGGCCGCGGTGCCGCCGCCCGATCCGGTGGACCCGGTGCCGAGGTCCCCGTACCCGCGCATCAGGGATTCATCCGTCAGGGTCGGATCAGCGGGGGAGGTACCGGAGGACACACCCCACCGGGTGCGGATCGTCAGATCCTTCAACCCGTCGATCGAATACCGTTGCGGGCCCTGCGTCATCAACGCATACACCTGCTGCGATATCCCGGTGTCGTTCGTCCACACCACATTCACCGTGAACAACACCGTCCCCGGGGAGACGTTGGACGCTGGGGTGAAGGTCGCGCCACCACCCTGCGCGGTCGCCCGCTGCGCCCACTGCCACCGCCGCAACGGGTCGAGCGCCCCATCTGTCGTGTCGAAGAAAGAACTATCAGCACAGGTCATGATCTACTCCGGAGCCGCCCACAGCAGCAGCCGCACCCAGTAGGCGCGCACCACCTGGAACGCCTGGTTAGGGTCACGCCACTGCCCCGGCGTGGTGTAGAGGGCGCGGTAACGGATGTGCGCGGTCTGCCCGGCCGGCACCACCCCCAACGACTGAAATCGAGTGTTGTCGTCCCAGCCACGGAAGAACCTGCCGTAGTTGATCTGGTTCAACGCAAACGGGGTAATGGAGGCGCGGCACCCGATACCGTCCTCCGTCGCGTACGGGTCCGGAGCATTCGGCGAGACGGCGATATCGAAGCTCACCGCGTCATCGAGGGCGTACGTGTTCGGATTGGTCGCGACGATCGTCCGCGGTGCGCGATGGGTCGACAGCCAGCACTGCTGATCGGAGCCGGTGGCGTTGGTCCACGACATCTCCGCGTCGATGAAGATCACCGGGTCCGGCGCGCGCTGAACGTTGCCGTCCTTCGTGCTGGTGGTGAATCGTTCGGCGACAATGCGCGGCATCCACGCTTCCGCGAACCCTGTCCCGCGGGGCCCGGAGATCATCATCTCCGACGAGCAGATCGCGATACTCATCGAACCGCCTCATCCAAGGTAGGGAACGCCCACAACCGCAACGTGACCCCGCGCGCCCACGCCTCATGCAGCGGATTGTTGGCGCTGGCGTTGTTGCTCCAGGGTGGGGGAGTCCAGCAATACGCGCGGTATTTGATCTGGATTGAGGACCCGGCCGGCAGGTCGTACCACTCCTCCGACGCGCTGGCTGGGTAGTGCTGGTGGATGCGCGCATAGAACGGCTGGGATGCCTGGTCGGTGCCCATGTCCCACGACAGCGTGGTCAGCGAGTTGACGAGGTTGTAGGAGTCGGGAGTGACCGCGGACCGGTCGATACCCACATTCCAGGAGTCCCAGATTTGCACGGCGTTAGGGTTTGACGCGATCAGGGTCCGGTATTTGCGGATGACCTGCAACCGCATCACCGAAGCTAGCGGCGAATCCGACGTCCACGACACCGAGGTGTCGATCATCAACCGACCCGGCTGAGACGGGAGACCCGCACTGCTGATCGTGCCGTCACCGGTGGAGGTGGCGGTCTGCTGCGCGACCAAGCGGGGCGCGGACCACTTCGCGATCCCCAGCACACCGGAGGTGATGGACAGGTTGCGGCTGGCACAGACTTTCGGCATCGGTTCAGCTCCTCTGTACCAGGGACATGGAGAACACGGTCGGCACCGGGGATGTGGTCAGGGTGGTCGACCCGATCCCCTGCCCCGAGTAGGCAGCGGCCCATAGTTGAATCTTCTGGCCTGCGTTCACCCGCAATAGCCCGTTGACCTGCGAGGTGAGCCAAATGTTGTTCTGCCCGGAGTTGTCGGAGATCCGGCCGTACAACAGCGGCTGGTCATCCACGAGAACGATCACCATCCAGTAACCCGACCCGTCGCGGAAGTGCACCGACCCCGACACCTGATAGATCCCCGACACTGGGGCGTTGATCGCGTCGAACGTGGTCTTTCCGCCCGTCCAATCCCCGCCGGACTGGAACCGTGCGCCGTCGAAGATCACCGCGGCCCCACCCGACGGGAGGGTTTGGGAGGCGTTGCGCACCACCGACACCGCGGGCACAGCGTCGTCCTGAATGGTGTCCGGGTCGTTCTCCCCGCCGGCGGGCTGGCGGGCGATGACCACGCTGCCGCCGTTGACGTTGGATGCGATCAAACTGCCATCGGTGCTGGTGGACAGCACCCATTCACCGACCCGCATCGACGTCGGGTTCTCCACCGAGTCCAACCGGCGGGAGGTATCGCGCGCCCACTCAGCATCGTTCTTCGGCGGGCGCACCGATTCCGCGGTTCCGCTCATTGCACCTGCGCTCCCGCCTTCTCCAGGGCTGTGGGGTTGTCCGGGGTGGACAGCGACACAGCCACCTGCGTGCCAGACGACGAACCCGACACCTGCACCTGATCCAGGCGCAGGATCGTACGGAGGCCCAGCGCAGACACTGACACGTTGATGCCAGGCACCAACATGTCCAACTCCACGGGTGCATCGGGGGACAGGGTCGCAGACTGCGGCACCACCAGTTCGTCACGGATCACCGCCGACCGGGACACATACTCCGCCGCCGCCCTCTGGATGTTCGATACCCCGAACAGATCATCCAGGCTGACGATGGATTGCAGGCGCAACCCGGCGAGCTCCTTGCGCTCTGTCCAGGCCGCGTTCTTCCCCTGCACCCGCACGTCGTTGGCCGTCCTGGCTCCGGATCGTTTGATGCTCATACCCACGGTGAAATCGCAGTCCGACAGCTCCGCCGCGATCTCGATGGGTTGGCTGCCGAGGATCGGCCGGCCCCGCACCACAGTCCACCGCAACCCGAGTTTCGTCAGGTCGGCCATGTCCTGCTGCACATATTTCAGGTCCGCCGTCACCTGGTAGTCGTATCGGGACGCGGTAGCCAGGGCGGGCAGCACAACGGGGTCCGCGTCGATGCCGTGGAAAGACAGCATGTCGCGCCACATATCCGCCGCGATCGGGGCGATATTGAGCTGCGACCATTTGCGCGTGATTTGTGTACGGGTGTGCCACATCAGGTTGGACAAATCCCGGGCGTCGATCGTCATGCTGGTGCGGTCGCGGGTCGGCTCGAGGACGGGCCCGAACCACTGCAAGTCGCCGTCGTGCCACGCCGATATCCAGTGCTCCCATGGCGTGATCAGGGTGGATAGCTCCTGCAACGGAGCCTGCACCTGGCAGCGCGACACCTCGTTCAGTTCCCGCGACCAGGTGAAGCTGGTCGGAGCCTCCACCGTGCCCAACGTCGACCCGTCCCTGATGGAATGGATGGCGAACGCCGCGTTGCCCAGCTTCACGATTGCCGCCCCCGCACCGAGACCTGGACAGTGAAGTCGATTCCCGGCTCGTGCTGCGCGACCAGCTCCCAGCACTGCCCGGCATCCAGCACGACGGGTGTCCACGGCGCACCGGTGGGGGTGTGCACGATCCCCACCTGCCGCACCTGCTGACTGTTCACCACGCCGTAGGGGCGGCCCATCACCGAATCAGCGACGATCGTGGACCCCGCAGGGAGACCCGCCAGCGACAGAAACCCGGTCCGGTCGCAGGTGGCGGTGGACCCGCGCGGCCGAAACCAGAAATTCACCGACACCGGATCAGCGCCAGCAGTGACGGTGAGGGTCACCGTTTCGTCCCGGCACATCACACCCTCCGCCGCCGGCACCTGCGCCACCCGAGTCTGCACCTCGCAGACGGGGATACAGCCCGCGCACACCGGCGGCTGCACCGCGGTCACGTCCACGGTCGCCGGGACGCACACCGCCGATGCGAGCGTTGGGATTTCCGCGCACGAACTGGGGTCCTCGCAGTCGGGTGGGTGCGCCCATTCGATGGACTCGGTGACCGAGGACGCCCACACGACCGTGCGGGAGGTGGCGGGCCCATACACGTACGGGTCCAAGACGCCCATCTCCCAGTCCACGGTTTTCACCGCGCCCTGCCGATGCTGCTGCCCCCGCGTCCCGAAGCTCTTCGTTTCCCGCAGCTCCCGCGTGTAGACCACCCGGGACATGACCCGCCGCAACAGTTCCGGGTCCGCGCTCGAATCCTCCGGGTGCGCCGACAGGTACTCCAGAGTGGTCCCGGCCAGACTCGTGGCGTCGCGCAGGCGGCACGCCAGCCACTCCTTGCCGTACTCCACCCCGGCGTTCGTGCAGCCGATGAGGATTGCTTCGAACGTGAGTCCGCGCGCCTTGTCCCGGTGTGGGCCGGTCACGCCGCCCGCGCAGATCGCGTCGGAAATTTGCCGGTCCACCGGCGCGGGACCGAACCCATCCGTACTGGTCACCCAAACACCCAGGAACTCCGCTGATTGGGGGACGGTCGCGTCATACCATGGCGCGTTCGACAGCACGTACGGTTCGTCACCGAGGAACGTGGCGAGGTCGGGCCAGGAGTCGTCATAGCGGATGTAGTCGCGGGGAGCGACGCATCGGCATTGGGCGCGGGCTTCCTCCATCGAGGACGGCACACCGGGGACGGCGTGCGCGACCAACCGGCTGGTGTTGGTCAACTCCAGGCCGGCGAGAGCGATATAGCCTCGGAACACCTACTCCTCCGGTTCCGCGAGCACGGGAGTAGGCGCGGTCAATCCCACCACGGCGAGATAGGTGGGTTCAGGCTCATGATCGGGCGGGACAGCGTCCGCGTCCGACACGGTCCGTTGCCCCAGGTCCACGATCTGTGATTGGTCCACGACAGCCTCCCTATAGCAGCGACAGCAGATGGTCTTGGAGCGCGACCGGCCCACCCGACCCGACGTAATGGATGGGGGCGTTCACGGTGGTGTTGCCGCGGCGCCGGCCACCGTTCTCCAGTGCGGCCACGAGCCGGTCGAACGACTCCGTCTGCCGCGGGGACAGGACGCGTTCGGGGCTGATGGTGTCTTTCGGCATGTAGCCCTTGCCGTAGGCGATACCGCCCTCATCGAAGCTGTCGATCGCCGCGCCTGCGCCGACCGCGATACCCGACACCACCACCGCCGCCAGGCCAGCCAGAGCCGCGCCCACAACGGCGCCGATAGCCGCACCGATGGCTGTGCCGATGCCGGGGATGATGGAGCCGATAGCGGCGCCGATCGCGGTGACGACGAGTTGGATCATCGCCGAGAGGATCGCGGTCAGGATTGGGATCAGCACGGCCGTAATCAGGTACCGCAACACCGCTTTCATCAGCGCTGTGTTCAGCCGGTTCATCTCCTGGATGACCAGGTCGCGGGACGATTCGTTGCGTTGCATCAGGTCCGCGGTATCGGCGACGATTCGGCCCGTCGCGTCGAACGCCGACTGCTGATCGCCACGGAACCGGCGGATCTCGTCGTTCGCTTTCACCAAGTTGTCGCGGATCTCGATGTTCACACCGGTCAGGCGGACGATCATGTCCACCAGTGGACCGCCGGAGATGTCCTTGCCGAGCGTGCCCCTGGAGTTCTGGACCTTCGAATCCTGCTGCGCGAGGGCCGCATTGGCGACCTGCTGCGCCACCTGCTGGAACGCGCTCGTAGCAGCCTGCGCCACCGACTGCACAGCCTTCGATATCTCCGCCACCGCGTCGAACGCCGAGCCTGGCGCGCCAAACGGGGACACCGCGCCCGGACCGGGGTTGTTGCCGCCCGGTGTCGTCGCCACCGTGCCGTTCAAGTTGTTCACCGCGGCCGTCGTCGCGTTCGCCGCATCCACCACCGTGCCGAACCCGGACCCCAGCCAGTCCTTCACCACGCCCAGCGCGGAATCGAACGCGGACTGCATGATCGGGGTCAGCACCCCGCCCGTGAGCCTGTTCGAAATCTCTGTCAGGACGGCCCGGAGTTGTTCGGTCTGCTGCTGGGTCACCAATTCCTGGCTGGACTCCGAACGCAGCACCAGATCCCGCGTCTGGGCCGCAACCTGTCCCGTCTGGGAGATTGCTTCCGCGGTCTGCTCCTGGAACTTCTGATCCTCCGGCGTCTGCCGCGGCGCGAGCTGCACGCCCAGCAGGTTCGACAACACATCTATCCCGGAGGTGAACACCGCATTCGTCAGCAAGTCGGGATCGGAGCGGCCGGGGGAGCCGCCCGCGATCTGCTGCAAACTCATCACCATCGCGTCGAACAAACGGGTCTGCTCGGGGCTGAGGACGCGTTCGGGCGCGATCACGTTCTTCGGCATGAACCCGGTACCCGACGCGAGACCGCCGGAGTCGAAAGGCGTCACGAAGTCCAGCACCTTGCGGCCGGCATCCACGACGGAGCTGCCCACCGACTTCGCCTTGGTCCACGCGGACGACAGGCCATCGGTCAGCCCATCCGCCAGGCCGGTCAGGTACTTCACCGACCCGTTCTCGAATGCGCCCAGGTATTCGCCCGGGATCTTCCGGAATTGGGGCGGCGGCGCCCCGATCTCGGTATCGATGCGCCGGCGGATCGGTTCCGTCAGACCGTGCACGATATCGGCGATCTTCCGCGCCAGGAAACCATGCTGATCTGACACCGAAGGACCGACGGACCCGCCGCCCGCGCCGGGCTGGAAATAGCCGTTGGCGCCGATTGGCAGGTGGTAGATGGACGCGAAGCTGGTCGGGTCGGTGCCCGCCCCGTAATGCACGTCGCCGAGCGCGCCACCGGATTCCGCGCGCATCGCTGTAGCGATACCGAGCAGCGGGATAGCGCCGAGAACACCCGCGGTGTGGCCGCCGCCGGGCCCGCCGGGGTCGTCGGTGACGCCGATGGTGAACCCGGCATCCGGACCCGATGTGAACCCCATGGGCCCGGTCTGCGGGTAGCCCGCGAACGAACTGGTCGACCAATACCGCTGCCACGGATTGAGACCGAGGATCGACGCGGCGATAGATCCCATGAAGCCGGAGCAGTCGAACGAATCCCCGACGAACCGCGGCCCCGCCCACTGGTACGGCTTCCCCGACTGCTCACGCGCGAAGTTGTGACCGGCGAGCAACTGATACATCCACGGTTCGACTGCGCCGCCCTGCGCAAACCGCGGCTGCAGCTGATCGAACAACCCTTCGGGGCTGACGTTGCCGATGCCCTTCGCCGCCACCGCGGCGCCGTACCGGTCCAGGTTGTCCCGGCCGAGGTCGGTGACGATCTTGCCGTTGTCCCACGTGAAGGGGATGCCGCGGGCGATCATGTCGCGGATCGCGTACAGCACGTTCTGGCCGCCGGCGGCGATCACTTCCCGCGCGGTGACGACGTGCTCGCCGTTGGACAGGTAGGCGAGGATGTCGTCGGAGGTGCCGGAGCCGGGGCCGTTGACGCCACCGCCGCGCGCGAATGCGAGTTCAACAGGCTTGAGCTCTCCCAGGCCCGGAAGGAACCCAGCGACCGCGTTCCAGGCTTTGAGTAGCCCGCCGTTCCAGACGGTGCCGATGACGAACCTCACCGGATCGGCGGCGGCACTCTTCAGTCCATCCCAAATGGTTCGGATGCCCTTGACACCGTCATCGAACCAGCCTTTGACCTTGTCAATAGCGTCGCCGATCTTCGGGAACAGTGTGTCGGTCAACCAGTCGACGCCCTTGCCGATGGAGTCATTCATCGTCTGCCAGTCGTCGGTGATCAACCGCAGCGCAGGCAGCAGCAGCTTCTGTACGACCTCGGTGACGAACCAGGTCCAGGCATTGATGAGGTCGGTGAGGATCGGTAGCAGGATCTTCAATATGTCGATCAGGCCAGGCATGACCTGCACTGCGAGGTCCACCAGCTGCGGCAGCAGCGGGATCACAGCCAGCAGCAGATTCGCGAACGCACCCACCAGTTGCGGCAGGAACGGCGCCAGCTCCTGCAAAGCGCTCGCGAGCGCCTGCCCGAGTGTCATCGCGACCTGCGCCAGCACCGGCGCCAACTGCTGAATCACCGGCTGCATCTGCTGCGCGAACGACTGAATCACCGGCGCCAACGCCTGGAACACCGTCGACAGCGCAGGCGCGAGAGCCTGGATAGCGACCGACAGGTTCTCCGCGATCAGCGGGACAATCGGCGCGACCGCGGTCAACAGGTCAGCGAACGCCTGCGCCAGCGGCCCCATGGCGGGGGCGAGCGCATTCACAGCGCCGACCAAGGCGTTGCCGATCACCTGAACGATCTGCGACAGCGGCCCGATCATCGGGGTCAGCGCGGTCATCAACGCGGACAGCAGGTTCGAGATCACCGGCAGAATCGGGGCCAGCCCCTCCGCCAGATCCCCGATGAACGTGCCCAACTGCGGCAGGATGGGGGTCAGGGCGTCCGCGAATGCCGCTCCCAGGTCCCCGAGTCCCGGCGCGAGGTTCACCAGTCCCTGGCCGAGCGCTTCGAGCATCGGCCCCAGCGACGGCAATACCCTGTCCGCGATCGTGAGCAGCGCGGTGGTGAAATTGCCGAGCAACGGCCCTATCCCGGACAGGGTTTGCGCGAACCCGTCCAGCACCGAATCCAGCAACCCCGAGTTCGCGGCATCCGAGAACGCGGCCCCGATGCTGTCGCCGATCAACGCGACCTGCTGCCCGATCCCGACCAGCGCCGGGGTCACGACGTGGACGAAATCCAACAGTCCCTGTGTCGCTTCACCGGTGCCCATGCGGAAACCGGCCATCAGGTTCGTCGCACCCTGGAAGACATCGGTCAGCCCTTGCAGGCCGCGCGCGGACCCGAGGAAGTCCAGGGCCGATTTCGCGGCGCCGTTGAACTGGGTGGCGACACCCACCATTCCGGTCTGCAACACCGGCAGCACCCGACCGGACACATCCGTCAATGTGGCGCCGAGGCCGGCGAATCCCGCGTCTTGGACGGCGTTCTTCACGCCCTCCATCGCCGGTTTCAATCCGACGAGGGCGCGCACGAACTCTTGCGCGTTCGGCGACAGCTTCGACATCGCCTCCGCGTAAGCCTGCTGAGTGGTCGTGCCTTTCGCCTGCTCGGCCGCCAAATCCCGCACAGCTTTCGCCGCATCCCTGGACGCGATCGACGCCTCATACTGGGCGTCCGCCAGGCGCTGCTCGGCCTGCTGCTGTTTGTCCTTCGCCGCGGTGACCGCGTCGCTGCCTTCGATGCCCTTCTTCTGCGCTTCGGCGTTGTCCTGCTGCGCGCGAGTGTTCTCGTCAACGGCCTGGTCGTAACGCAGCTGGGCCCGCTCCAACGCGACGAGATCCTTCTCATGCTGCGCCGGATTGAACACCGACTGCTGCGCCGTCTTCGTGGCCTCCCGCAGGTCGATCGCCGCTTCCTTCTGCGAGATCGACGCCCCCCGCGCCCGCAACATCGCGTCCTCGAGATCACGACCCGCCTGCTGATACGCCCGACCCACATCCTCGGCAGCGGTCTTCGCGTCCTTCTGCGCATCCGCTAGAGACCGTTGCGCGATCTGCGCGTTATGCGCGGCATCCGACACCCGGTCCTGCGCGTCCGCCAACGCCCTCGACTTATCCGCCGCTTCGAGGGCTTCCTTCGGGCCGTGCTCGCTCGCGTCGTTCGCGGCCTTGATCGCGTCCTTGAAGCCGTTCAACCCGACTACCGCGGTCGCCATGATCCCGCCGGCCGCCGGACCCACCGCAGCCAACGCGGTCGCCAGACCACCCACCAAACCGGTCGCCGCCCCAGCGGCACCGCCGATACCAGCGACGATTCCGGTGAGCCCGGCCAGCTTCCCGGTATTCAGCGCAACCGAGCCAATCGCAGAACCGAGCCGCGTGAACGCCGCGGTGCTGGCGTCAGCATCACCTTTCAGCCGGGATGTTCCGCTCGAGGAAGTCGAGAACCGCGATCCCGCTGTGGCCGCTGCCGCAGCTGATCGGGCGCGAGCCACGGTGGACTGGTCGACCTCCACCCGGACCTGCTGCGTGATCGGACGCGCTTCACGCTCCAGATCAGCGTGGACGGCCCGCATGTGTTCGGTGACACCAGTAGCGTCGAGGTCGACGGCGATTTCTACGCCGAGATTCGCTGCGTCCAAACGGGTTTGGAGTGCCCGCAAATGGTCGTTGACGGTGGAGTCATCGAAGTTGATGTTGATGGGGACGGTGAGCGGCCGGGCGTCCATCTGCAACTGGACTTTCCGCATCGCGGAGATGACCACGCGCGACAGGTCCGCTTCGAACCCGCGCGCGTCCGCGGTGATAGGTATGCGGATTCCGCCGGGCGCAGTCACGCGCGGAGACTGGCAAACCGGGGTGCAAACCCAAGGTCAGAGCAGTTTCGCCCGCGCCATCTCGTCCCGCACCGACGACTGGAGGAACGGATTTCCGCGGTAGCCAGGATGGTTCACGCGCCGCGCGAACACGGTCCGGCCACCGACCTCGAACCGCAGCACCCGCGCGCGGCGCGGCGCGATCACATGTGGCCGAGTCCCATCGTGGACCCACCTCGCATACCGCGCGGTGGCATACACCTCAGTCAACACAGTCGGGCCCAGGACAGCGGTTCGGTCACCGAGCGTGGATCGCAGGTGCCCAGTGCGCACATTCACCCGCCGCCGCGCTGTCCGGGTGATCGCGCGCCCGAGCTTCCGCATCGTCGGCGCGGCCTGCTGCGCCGCCTCCAGGTCGACACCAGCGGGTGGGATGAAGTACGACCCGGCACGGACCTTGATCGTCATTCGGTTACCGCGCGCCGCCGCCGTTTCCGCGGGGCAGGCTCGGGAGCCTTCTCTACGGCAGGCTCCTCGGGTTCGTCGTGGTGCCAGTCGACGATTTCAATGATCCGGTTCGCGGCAAGAGCTTTCAACCGGTCGGTCAACTCCACGGTGTGCTGTTCACCGCGCGCGCACACGTCGCTGTTGATGACGCCCTCGATGGTCACCTTCATTACTGCTCCTTCTCCAGTTCCGCGTACGCGAGCTGTGTCCACACCAACACGAGACCTTCCGGCCCCCATGGCTCCCCGGCACCGAGCGCCGTATCCGACGCCTTTCCGGCTCGTTTCGCATCGGCCATGGCCGCGCACAACGCCAAGTCGATGCGCCAGGCGTCGTCCCACTGCACCGCCGCCAACTGCTCCAACTCATCCGGGTCGTCTGTGAGGGGATGGCAGCGAGCTATACCGGCTTCGATGGTGATGGCCTTCTGGAGCGTGCACCGTGCCGTCACAGCCTCGGTGGGGAATTCCTCTGTCCGCCACCGCCGCACGAGCCGCACCCACACAAACGGACCACACCCGTCGCACGAATCGGAGTCGGTGCCGACCCATTCCGGCGGGGTGACCGCTTCGCCAGCGACTACACGCACACGGTCCGTGCCGCCGCCGAGCGGGCGAACCGAGGCGTCGGGCGCGAACACTTCCTGTAGGCGGGTGACCGCGAACCCGACGATCGTTGCAACCGCGTCCATCATGCGCCGCCCGGAAAATCTGGACTGATCACGGCAGGCGGGGCTGAGAGGCGGTTTGGGTTCACCGCGGCGATCCACAAATCCACTTCCGGTATCCCGGTCTGCATGTTCTGGAACAGGACGGTCGGGTCAGCGATCTTCATCGACACCCCTTGCCGGGACACCGATTCCGTGCCACGAGGCAAACGACATTTCTGGCCCTTGCACAGGTTCCAGAACTCCAAGGCCAGAGTCCCCACCATCTGGTCCGCGCCCGCCGGCGGCTCTCGTCCCTGTAAATACTCGACAGTCCATGTCCCCGGCGACCCTGCCGGCCGGGACAGGTCTTGGTCCGGCCAGCGTCCTGATGTGGCGTACAGGCGGTCACCCTCGAGGACATACAGGCTGGAGTCGATCACCGCCCCGTCGATAGTGACGGAGGTGATGGAGCAAACCGGGCCCGGCAGGTGCACGACGCCGGGACCGCTTGTGCGGCAGAGAGGTCCGCAGCCGCAGCCGATGTTGCGCCACACCCCGGAATCCAGGTCCGGGAACCACGCGTAGCCGGGCAACCATCCGAGATAGCCACGGTCGTGGTCGCGTGGGCACGGCCGGACAGTGATCGGGCAGCACCCGAACTGCCGGCCTGTGAAGCTCCACAGAACGTGGACGGCGGTGTCGATCGCGGCCTGCAGCTGCGCAACATCCTCCGGCGCGGTCACCTCAGGTAGACACGCGCGCGAGACGGGCCAAGTGCAGCTCATAGCGGGGACCGTAGGCGGGAGGGGTGCAGGGACTACGAGCCGTAGATGGCGTTACGCGGGTAGGTGATAGTCGGCACCGCCGCCAGGTCGTCGCCCTCGAGGATGACGAGCGGATCAGTCTGGTAGGTCAACGTGACCTGGGCCATCCAGAAAAAGAACTCCCCGTTGAGGAACAGGACCGATCCTTCCATCCCGGAATCCGCAGGAAGGTAGTTCGGCGGCACCGTGGGGATGCCCCCGCCGGGAAGGCTCAGCAATTCTCCCTGCCGGATCAGCCACACGTTTCCGGTGCTCGGCTCGGGGGATTTGACCCAGTAGGTGGCGACCTTGCCGTCGCCGATGTCTTCGGCCCACACCATTCGGCTATCGGTGGGCGCCATCGGAATCGCGGTCCACGACGTGCTCGGAATGATGTCGACTCGGCTCATGGATGTCATCAGAAACCCTCTCGGTCAGTGCTGCTACGGCAGTGTGGCGGCGAGCTCGACCGCCATGCGGCGGTGCCCGAGCCAGGATGGGTGGATGGTGTCGGTGGTGTAGTCCGGCCACAGGGCGGTGCCGGAGGTGCCGCGCATCGCGCCGGCGAAGTCGACTACCGCGGATACGAATGAGGGGCCTTGCCCCATCCAGTCGTTGTAGGACAGGCGTACCGCGTCGTTGGTTGTGCCCCGCGATAGGACGGTGCCGAGATAGACGGAGCCTGTGAATCCGTATGTGGTGCGCAGTCTCGACAGGATGGTGTTGATAGACGACTGCAGCGCCGCCAAAGTGGCGTTGTTGCCGAATATGTCGTTGCTGCCGCCGCAGATCAGCACCTCGTCCAGCGCATACGTATCCAGGGACAACCGGTTCCACAGGTGCGCCGCACCAGCAACACTGGCTGGGTCGAGCGCGTAGTCCGACAGTTTGAACCCTGCCAAAGACATGTTCACGATCAGCCGATTGTGTTGCGCCGCCCAGAGATACACGTTCCCGCGATGCAGCGGTGTCGGGGTGATACTCGCGACCGTGGTGCCTTTCGGTCCGGCGATCGGCTCGAAGATCGAATCACCGATCACCAGACACACTTTGCGGCGTGTCGTGGACTGGTACTCGATGACATATTCGAACGGCACCGAAGTGACTGTCCCGCCTGAGCCCGCGATCGTTGGGTCTGTGGCGGAGGTCGAGTTCGCCCAATACCAGGCTTTCCCCGCGCCGGTCTGCACCGCGGTGGAGCTGGCGAACGTCCACCCGAACGCGACCAGGAACTCAGTGTTCGCCGTGAATACGGCGCCCGCCGTTGTCACCCATGGGGACGTGTAGTAGCTGCCGTCCCCAGGGATTGTCTGATCGGTTGACACGATCGTCGTGGCGGTAGAGCCGGTGAAGCTGCCGGAGTCGGCGCCGGTAGCGTCAGTGGTCGGCAGGGAGTGCAAGCCCACGATCAGCTTTTTCAGCGTCGCCGCGGTCTTCGCGGTTTCGGCTGTGTCGCGGTTGCGGATCTTGATGCGCCACTGCGAGGCGTCCACTGGCAGTTTGACCGAAAACCGGACACTGCCAGCGGTGCTCGCGCTCAGTGACGTGGTCACCGTGCCACCCAAACCGCCGTTCGTGTACGGCAGTGTGCGAGTCACGAGAGGCCCGTAGAGGCTCGTTAACACGCTGTCGACGGTGGCCGCGTCCTGAGTCGCTGAGGGCGTCGGCCCGAGTAGCTTCACCATGAATGCGACGCCGCCTTACCCATGCACGACGACGCGATACGCGTTCGACGCCGGCGCGACCGCGAACACGAGGGTGACGGTGTTGGTGTCGGTGTGGGTGATGTCGGGGATCACCTCTGCGAAGGTCGCCGAGTCGTACACGGCCACGGTGATATCGCGGGTGCCGAGGTTGTGGGAGACCGCGATGGATGTGGACGATCCGTTGCCGATGTTCTGCGCGAACTTCCGGACCGCCACCGCCGGATCGAGTTTCAGCCCTGACCCCGACAGCGACAGGCCGGAACTGGTGTCCAGCTTCACCGACACCACGTTCGAGGTGACGTCGATACCGTTGCCCGCGGTGTAAACGCCGCCCGCGCCGCCCCATTGGGCCCACACGGTAGCGGTGGTGCCGATGGTGATTGGGTTGTTAGTGGTCTGCACCCACCGCGTGTCGGCGTTGGTGGTGCCTTCCCCGACGAACACGGCTGTGCCGTCCACGATCTCGCCTGCGCCGTCGGCGTCGGTGGCGCGGGTCAACGGCGAGGAGCTGCCGTTGAACACGTAGATGCCGTTCTCCGAACCAGTGGATTGGTTCTTGAGCAGTACCCGGTCACCGTTGGTCAGGGTGACACCGTCGATCGCGGCGCCGGGCGACGCGACGGTGACGTTCGCTGTGGAGGCGGCGCGGACAGCCGGCTTCCACGACAAACCCGCCTGCTGCGCCTGCAGGGTCTGCAGGTTCACCACGTCCATCGCGGACGAGGGGTCGGCGACGTTCTGGATGCGCTGGGCTTGCAGATCCAGCCCATTCATGATCTTGGTAGCGATGGCTACTGCCCTCCTAAGACAGTTCGGCGCGGCCCGCGGTTGGGGTCGCGAAGGTCAGGACGGCTGTGTTCCCGTCCGGGAATTCGGCGTCCGGGATCACGACCCGGCCGCCGACAACGACGAGCAGCGAATACGGGGTACGCCCGAACCCATGCGCCACGGTCCATGTCGCGGCGGGTGTGGACTGCACGTGCTCGTAACCCGACGAACTCCCACCCCCACCACCGGGCGGCCCAGCCGGGCCGGGCACTGGCACCGCGACCGCCTGACTGTCAGGCAGCGGGACCGCGGTGGGGCAGCCGATACCTGTTGGCCCGCACCCGCTATCGACGCGCCCCTCAACCCAGATGAATGCTGGGTTGTCCGGGTAGTCCAGCCACAATTCGGCGTACGCGGACCGAGGCACAGCGGCCACCTGGTCGGCGGTCACATGCCACGACATCACCGCCCCCGAAATCGTCGCCGGCCATTGCACATCGAAGCTCGTGCCCCGCGCGGACAGGTGCAGCCACGCCGATGTTCCCGACGGCCACGACATGGGTGTTCCGAGCGGCTGCTGTAGCTCGATCCGGCCGACGAAGTCCGCGGCGGGGTCGAGCGCGAGGCGCAGCCGACCAGCGACAGCGCCCAGGGTCAGCATGGCCCGGAGGGTAGGTGGGAGGGGTGCAGATGTTATGCGGCGTCGATCTGAACGAACGTGCTCGACGCGGCCAGAGTGGCGCCGGTGGTGCTCGCCGCGACCCGCATATCCAGGGTGTCGTTTACGCCGACCACCACGCCCGCGATATCGAGATTGATTGTCCCGGTGCCGGATATGGCGGCGGATTTGATCTGTGCGCCGTTGAGGTAGATGTAGCCGGTGATCGTCGCGGAGAACGTGTTCGAACTGATCACCATCCGCGCCGTGACATTCACGGTGCCCGCCCGGTCCACCACCAGTGCGTTACTGACAATGTTGGTGGCCGGATATCCAGCATCAGCGGTCCAGGTCGGCACGACCGTCGGTGTCGTGCCGGACAGGGACTGGTTGCCGGACTTGTTCATCCGCTGCGACGACGGCGGCGAACCGCCACCCATGACGGCGAGCAACATCAGCGCGTCACCGCCGTAATCTCCACGATCAGACCGAGCCCGGGTGTGGTTCCGACAGCGGTGATCCACGGCAGCAGAATGTCGCCGGCGTCGTAATCAAATGTGCCGGTGGCGGTCGCGTTCGCGCCGCCAGCTGTCTGATCGGCGACGGCGATGGATTTGTTCGTGCTGGCGACCTGGCTGCCGTTCTTCCGCAGCTCGACATCCAGCGTCCCGGACACGCCTGCGGTAGCGCCGCGGTATCGGACCTGCGTGATCCGGATGTTGCGGGTGAGCTTGATGCCCTGGGAGGCGACGTTTCCGCCGCCGGTGGCGCGGGTGGTGGCGGAGTTGGTGTGGACGTACACGATGTCGTACACCTGCCCCGCCGCGGTCGGGGTGCGTGAGTCGGACAGTCGCGGGTCGGTGTCGGCGATGGTGGATATGACGCCCCGCGCGGCGGCGGCGTCGGTGGCCTTCATCAGGTTCCGGCCGACCGTGGTGGAGTCGCTGATATCGGTGGCCGGATGGGTGTGGCCCACATTGGATTTGCCCGCGAGTCCCGGCACGGTGGGGGATGCCGCGGTGCCGCCGAGGTCGCCGGCGAGTTGGAGGATGCCCTTCACGCTGGAGGTGGCATCCGGCGCAGGCGGGCCCGCTGGTCCGGTAGCGCCCTGCGGCAGGGTGAGGTTCAGCAGCCAGTGCGGGGAGGGGCCAGTAACGCTGGCGGCGGCTGAGCTGCCGGGCGCACCGGTGGTGACGGTTCCGATACCGAGCGTGAACGACGCTGCAGCCGTCTGCGCCGCCGTGGCCGAATCAGCTGCGTCGCTGGCGCTGTCGGCCGCCGCATCGGCCGCGGCTTGCGCGTCGGTGATCGCTGGAATGGGAACACCGGGCAGTGTGGACCCGTCCGACAGGGAGAACACCAGTGCGTCCCCGACGAGAGCCACACCGACCACGGACACGCCCGCTGTGACCGCGTTACCGAGCGAGCCGGGCACCGGGCTCACTTTCGTGAGGTCGGTGAGGCCGGTCGATCCGGTGTCGGGGTCGGCCGGGTTGGGGCCGGGCGTGTACTCGGTGACGTAGAACGAGAACGACGGCAGTTTGACCGGTTTCGTCCCGTAGTACAGGTTGAACGACACCCGATACGTGAAGGTGCTGGGATTGGTGGTGCCCGGTGTGGGTGCGATGACCCGCACCCCGCGCTCCCCCTGATTCGAGAGGTAGCCCTGATCATCGAGGGTGCACACGTAATAGTCCGGCAGCTGAACCACAGTCGTCGGGTCCGGGTCGCCCTGCGGTACCAGGATTTTCGGGGGCTCGGCCTTGATCGTGACCTCACCTGACAGCGGCTCGAATTCCGGGAGGTCGTCGGAGTCGACGCCATCGGCGACGTTGGCCAGGAATCGGCCGACGATCTTGCCGAACTTCAAACCGAGAGGGTCGGTCACGAATTACTCCCTCGAACAGGACGGAGTGGTGGGGGGGGGGGGGGGGGGGCGCCCCCCCCCCACCTACGGTCGAGGCGCCCGAGCGGGGCGG